TCAGTATTCCCACGCTATTTCGTAACCATGCATATCAATCCTGGTTGCAGTCCCTAAATTAGTTACTCCGAAACTAATCATCTGCGCTGCCGCAAAATCAATACCAGATGTGACATTTTGCAGCCATCCGGATGACCCTGTGCCACCCCTAATGCCATGTCTGTTTGTGAGCAATTTTGTGGCGGTAATGACGTCTCTTTGTATGAGTGTTTCCGGCTGGAAAGTCGCGTTATTGCTAGCATTGGCTGTATTATCCATTACCGTGGGATTACTGCTGTACGTGACCAGATTGGTGCCCAGGTATGTTGCTATAGTTGGTCCTGATCCTCCTGATGCTAGATTAGCTATCTGGTATTGCTCCGAACATCGCAATTTAGCCCCCGCATAATTAAGCAACCCGGCCGGAAGGACAGGATCAGCACCTATATTAAATCGGCCAGTATTTGTTACAAATACCGTGGACTCTCCTAAAATACCCAAAAACCCCGACCAAATAATTTGCCGCCCACGCGGGCGCCAAATATTATTCAGCGCATCCGCTTGTATTTCGACTCCGAGCGGATTTACCCCGGCACCGATAAAGTTGCTGGGGTGCAAACGCACGTTGGCCCCGTTTTCAAAAGTGTTGGCTGCTGGGAGAGTGAGGATTCCCGGTATCGATATGCCTGGCCATGCAAAGACCGGCGATACGCTTTGCAGTATGTCGCCATTAGCGAGTTGCAGGCTGTAACTGCCGTCTGGATTAAGGATTGCACGTATAACACCCTGCTCATCAAGTATCCCAAGTACGTTAATCTGTGCCATTATTTGCCCACCCTGTGAATCCTGATGTCGCCAGTTTTACCAGCGTATCCGATTGCCCCAAGATATCCGCCCTGCGGGATGTACCATTTCGCGCCGTTACCGGAAAAAAGATCACAGCCATTCGCGCCAGAAACTGCGGCAGCATCAACCCCCAGCTCCGCCTTTTGAGCGCTAACAATTTTGATGTAGCAATTAGCGGTTGCCACAAGTTGATACCAGCCTGAATCGACAAACGGACCTACTTTTGCGCCAGTCGAAGGACCGAAACTCAATCCAGCAAGCTGCTCTTCATCAACAATATAATAGTCTTCCGGCATTAGATTTACTCCTGCAAAGTGATTAATTACATACAAATTTAATGGAGTTTTTTTGGCAGAAATGGGTGTATTTCCGTTTTACTGATTAGCAATAAAAAAACCCGCCGGAGCGGGTTAGTTTTCTACTTGCAAGTATTTTTTTAATTCACTTGGCCGGATAAAATGGCCGCTGTTCTAGCCGTAACGTCAGTTACTACTCCAGCAGTATTTATTGCATTCAATGTATACGCGATTGCCTGCTGTATTGATGTCAGTGCCATGTCAACGTTTTGCGTTCTTGGATCATCAAGGATCGACCAGAAATCATCAATAACAGCATCGGTCGCACGCAATTCTTTGGCTTTGATACGCTCTGGTGAGGTAAACAAAAGCTTGAAGCTGATGACATCAATCTTTTGCGGGATTGCTGCCAATCCCGGCGGTGTTGCAGGCTCTGGCGCAGACCACACCCCTGTTTCTGTATTTAATAACCAGCCAGATTCAACATTATCTGGAACCAAAACAAACTGAGAGGCGATGCTTGGGTGAAAAAGATCAGACGGATTTCCAACAACAACATCGACCGCCACATTATTTATGATGCGAGCATATTTCATATTATTTTGACTCCGCTTTTAATTTGAACTCACCACACCAGCCATCGTTTAACATCATAGGGAAATGTGAGTAGATGCCACCATCATTGCCAGGTATTGGAGTAGGAGGAAATCTGCGACAAAAACCTTGTTTATCATCAATTGCCAAGAAAACATTACACATTTTGCAGTTATCCACGCTTACCACTCCACAATAACCAAACCATCACCACCGTTACCAGAAGTAGCGCCACTGGAACTGCCACCCCCGGCACCAAGACCGCCATGTCCACCTGCAAATGAGCCAGCAACACCGCCGCCGCCACCGCCAGATCCTCCAGCACCACCACCAACAGATCCGTTCGCTCCAGCTCCACCGGCACCTCTTCCACCTATTCCACCAGGCGATGTACCTCCACCGCCAACGAAACCATCGAAGGGGAATCTTATAGTTGCATTAATCGCATTTCTTACCCCGCTGGCCGAAGCTGTGGCGTCTGTTGCTCCAACAATATCTGGCGCTCCGACAGATCCGGAAACTACATTGCCAAAAGCACTTGCCCCGCCAGTTATGTTAGTTGTGCTTAAAGTGCTGTTACCTCCTACTGCTCCGCCACCTGATCCAGTAAAAGCAGCCGAATTGCCACCATCGCCCAATTGAGAGCCAGATCCACCGCCGCCACTTCCGGAAAGATTGCCCGAGACCCCACCAGTTGCCTGAAAATCCCCACCCGTTCCTGTACCTCCAGCAGATGAAGTTCCACCGGTTGCCGATATCAACGCACCAAATGAGGATGTCCCGCCAGCAGATGGTGATGCGCCGCCAGCACTCCCCGTGCCTACGGTTACGGTGTGACTTGCTGCGGGGGTTACAGTAAATTCGCCATGCGCATAACCGCCGCCGCAACCGCCACGACCAGCATTTGTACCGCCGCATCCAGCACCAAGCACCCTCACGCGGATTTTAGTAATTCCTGCTGGCACGATAAAGGTACCGCTGGCATTAAATACTCTCCACAATCTATTGCCGTATTCGCCCATATAACCGGCAGGGACTGCTTTTGCTGTATTGGCAAAAGATGCCAACGAAAATGCAGATGCAGCAGATTCTTTAATACGAGCCATTATGCAGTCTCCTCAAAACCAGAAATTCTTGCTGTTACATTGGATGATCCTGATACTCGCAGAACCACTCGTTCACCAGCTCCCACAGGCTCACCGGTTAGCTTGAAAACACCGCCATTTTTTGGTACTAAAATGTTGTATTCAACATAATCAGCAGCAGCAATAGTTGCCGATGTTCCTATACATATCTGCGCTGTAGCATCACTTGACGTGCTTGCATTAACAAGACTTATATTCACCGTCCTGCATTTACCAGTAGCAACCGCACCGGTATCAACGTCAGTGTCTGCAGTCAGCACGCCAGAATAAAACTTTCCTGATGGCATTTAAAATAGACTCCTTTAATATAGATTGCCGAAATAGAATCGACGGGCGCGGGCATCATTAAGATACGCAAGCACCTCTGCTTCGGTAGCCAAGCTATCTGGTAATTGCCCTAGTGGCACTTTACTGCCTTCATCCAGCGTAGCAACTCCATTTGCAGCCGCCTTTTGGGTAAGAGGGATGTATGCAGCAACCGCATTCAATACATACGCATGCGTGGCCATTACGATAGATGGATCAACAACCAAGGTAATTGTCGCCACATTGGAAGTTTCTACAATCAATCGGTAAATGCTATCCCTGGTCATACCAGAAGCCAGAATAGGCTTGAATTCCGGTGCTGTTACACCGATATAAATCGGATTGCCTTCAGCATCATCTATCCTGAATTCACGCACCCAGAAATCACCAACTTCCGGTGGCACAACCAATTCAACGATATACCAAGCCGCATTATCAGGATCTTGGGTTATTGAGTTTATATTTGCCCGATAGACTTCATGAACCAGCGCTGTTGATGCCGGGGTATGCGCAGGCAAAGACCCGTTACCATCGCCCAGAGCAACCTGCGCAAGATCGACCGGAGTGGCATGCGCAGCCGCATAAGCCATTGCCGAAGCGCCAGCATTGGTAAGTAATGTGTAATAAACGCTCATTATGTTTTAGGGTAAATAGTGTTAATTGAGATTCCGATCATTGCAGCACCTATTCGCATTATGTTTTCCCATTCAGTGGGCTGTGATGCAGCCGGGTAAACAACTGCTGTACTCCCGGATAACATGGTGGCTCCGATGTAGTTGGTTTTCCGCCACGTTGTCAGCATCGCAAAATAAAGAATTAAGCGTGCTGGTATTATAGATGCCAGTATGGGGGCCATTTTGTCGATGTTTTCCCATGTTGTTTTAGATGAATCGATGGCAACACGGACCCGGCTTGTGGAGAATTTTGTTGAGTCGGCTCTTAATAATGGTGAGAGCTGGTTTGGGTACGTCCCTGACTTTTCTTGCGCCATTTGCTCAATGGCGTATCCATTGGGAAATAGAAGCTGCAGGTATGTGGCCAAAAAATGAAACCCGCGCCCATTTTTGTTGCGTGATTTCCATGCTTTGAATAGGTAACGTGTGGCAGTTTCTTCCCTTTCGCCATCGATTAATGCCAGCCCGTCAACGTTTACCAGCTTGCGGATTAAATCCATTGATCCCAGGTGCCCAACACCAATAACATTCAGATCGAAGGCGCTTTGTGCCATTAAAGACTCAAACAGGTCGATAAACAGATTGCGCAGGTCGTTTTCAACATCATCAACGGCAAAGCTATTCTTGAGCGGCGTCAGTTCAGGTAATTGCGCGTTCGGAAAATCCACTTACCCACCCCATGACGGCGGTAAGACATTTTCTGATGTAACGGTGACCGTCAAGCTGGCTGCAGAAACATAGCGCCACAGCTCAGGCCGGTAATCACCAACAGGCGCGGCGATAGTCACCCTGATGTCTGCGTTAGCATCGGATAATGCCGCTATTTTTTCTTTTAGCAACGCATAAACCCGTTTGTATAGCGGTTTATTGGCACTTCTCTTTGATCCGGGTTGCTCTTCACCGTATTCTGCAAGTATCGTTTCGATTATTTGCGATTGCACGTCACCGGCAACGTATGCAGTGGAAATGGTGGCTGTTATGGTCATGGCTATTTCAGACCGCACCGGGGTCATGAATTTAACCCGGTAACTGTTATCTGCACCCAATATGACGCTGCGGATACCTTTCTGGGTAGCGGTTAAGTCTATTTCGGCAATTAAATTGGGCGTGACTGGTGTTTCTGGATTTGGTTCTGTCAAAACATCTTCAGTTCCATCCGCAGACAAGCAGGCCACGAATAACGTATTAATGTTATCAACATCAGCCCCGCGCGCCACTTCTTCAATGGCTTCATTCCAGATAGAAAGAAATTGAGTGTTGCTGTACGCGCGCCGCACAACGAAGTCGAATTCACCCAGAAAAACAGCATTGTGGTTGTATACAGACGGGTATTTAACCAGGTCTCTCAAGGTGGCCATATCAGGCGGGTTTATGCCTTTTTCTAGCAAGGAATTGAGCGACAACTCAACAGCGGATTCGGCTGGTGATTGCAGGTACTCAAATGAGAACGGCGATCCTGATGCGGGCGAAATTTCACCTGCGGAGCGTGAAATTGTAAGCGTTATAACCTGTCCGTCAGCCGGTTGAACACCAACAATATCATCCTGTCCGAAACGCACATAAATGACTTGCCTGTCATCAACTTCAACATGAAAAATACGCTCATCAGGCCAAGTATTTACATATCTTTCGCGGTATTCATATTCGCCACTTGAATCACTCACTGAAATTCCGCTCAAATAGGTATCATCAGTTGGTGCCGGTATCTCAATCGCATAAAAAGGCGCGCTGCCAGATACTGTGTGATTGATCGATTCACGTTTTATTTGCACCGCATCGAATGTGCCGGTGGAATTTGCCGCAATTACAGCCGAAGTTTCGATAATGTACGATAAGCCTGCTGAATCAATGATGGTTCTGCCGGTATCGACCGTGAAAGCTGTATTATTGCCATTCTTTACGGTTACTCTCACCCTGCCTGGGCTTGCCTTGCGGATCACGCCTCGCATTGCGGCATCGGCCAGAACGGTAGCATCGCGCACTTTCTCGAATGGTTCCGCCATCGCCGTTTCGATTTGAGAAGAGAACATGGCCAGCATAGTAGCCATGGCATCCAAACTCTGCAGAATGCGGGGATCACCGGCTTGATAGAGCGGGGCAACCGCAGGATACGCGGCTATAGAATCTACAATCGCTTGCTGAAAGTCTTTTTTAACCAGCATTTCAACGCACCTCTGGAACCGTGATTGCTTGACCAGCCACCTCAATCACCAGATCAAGTCTATCTGGTAGAGTTTGCACGCTGTAAAGGTTTACTGCGCCACTTGGTAGCGCCTGAAGTACCGGCACATCAGCGCGCAGTCTCTCTAGCAACGCTTCTGGCGCGCCGTCAGCTTGCGGTCTATGCAATAGTGAATTTATGTCTTGGCCGTAAGAAGAACCCAGATAGCCGTTCACTGGCACATGAAGCCAGTGAGAAACCATGTCTTGAATGTCGTTGCCAGTAATTGGATTTGCCATGCGCCTATCGTAATGGCAAAAGCTACAGTGCTATAGAGGGTTTTTCCTGAAATTTAAAAGTTTGTACTCTACCTAAAATAGTCGGGTAAACTTTTATTCATCACAGATATTTTGTATTATGTAAAATGATAAATATAATTATGTTTATAATCAATTACTTACAAAATGGTCTTTTCGGTATCGTTCAAGCCTTCTCTCGGCGTGTGAATTTAGTCGGTTACTAAGCGCACGACAAAGCAAACGCAATTCCTCTGCATCAACGCCTGATTCAATCAGGCGTTTTTTTTCCTTCAAAACATACCGGTAATATTTACGTTTTACTGATTTGTTGCGTGTGTATCGAATGTGCCAATAAAGATTATTCAGCTTAGAAAACATATCTTGAGGAAAAAAACAGAATTAAGCGGCAGATAAAATGAAATATAAACCCGCTCAGTAATATGGTGTAATCAGAAAGATACGAGGAAATCTTGAGTGTAGTGAAAAAGGTTGCACATCAGGTGTAATGTTTTTATCATCGCTAATATGATTAACATCAAACCAAATCAAATTGAACTGAATAATTTAAAGTTAGTTTTAAGAGAATTCACAGAATCGTAATCTATTAATCAGCTAAAAATGCTTTGACGGGATCACCACCACTTAGCAAAATGTCAAGAAGATCTCCACGTCTAAAAGTTGCAGAAAGTTGTTGTAATGAGATTTCCCTTTGACCATAAAAAAAGTTTAAAGCTTCGGTTACAGAAGCTATTGAAGTACCGTAATAATGAAGTTGTTTATTTTCGAACTGCTCCATAATCATTTTGATATTCTGATGAGAAACTGTTTCAAGTTCAATTTCACAATCTTTCAAAAGGACACGACCCATTAACATAGAAATGTAATGAGATGCATATGGAATAAAATCTGGAGAATTTGGTATTGTTGGGCGTTTTCTTTCATTCTCTACCGCCCTAAAGATTAAAACAGCTATTAATGCCTGAGCAGCATTCAAATTGTGAAAAATATCCTCATACAATTTTCCAAAAAGTTCTTTACGACGAAATTTTGCTTGGTGTGGTCTCTGTCTCCAGATTGCAAGAACAGCTTCTGCAGTAATTGAACTGGTTATGACATTAGAGCCACTGCTCCCCTCTTCTCTTTGTCGTTTATAGGTATAACCAAGCTCGGACAAACCAAGTTCTAGCTGCTTTTGAATATCATCATTAGATCGTAAATCGCGAAGATCAACAGGATTTTGACTGTTTGTGGCATAAGTAATATCCTGAACAAAATCCTTCTGCGTTTCAGCTAGTTGGTAAATTCGGATCATTACATAAGCAGATTCGCCAACCATACCTAGGAGAGCACCATCTAAAGTTTCTTGAATTGTTTTACAAGTTTGTCCGCCATTAATAATCTGCATGTTTGTGAGTTGAACTTTATAATCAAAATTTTGAAAAGCGTTATAGTCAAACTTGTCACAAACAACAGTAACGCCATTATTGTAAAAATAAAATTTATCTGATTTATTAGAATCGCAAAGGGTCTCGTGAATTGCTAAGTTAACTCGATTGTTATGTAGGCCAAGATAGCGGCGGATATTGCGTTCTAATAGCTTGTCACCATTAGCAGTAAAGAGCCGATGTATTTCATGAACAGAAACACGGCCAACTAGGACTCTCATATAATTCATGTCCTCTACTATTGCTTTACCACTAAGGGACAAAGTATCGTTCACCTTTTTGCTGCTTTGAAGAATATTCACTATCGAATCGTGATTAAAGTGAATAAAATCGACTTTGTCACCAAAGTTATTTTTTGCATTATCTATCCAAGCTTGTCCCTCATCTGTCCATTTTATGCCGTTATTACATAAAATCACTCGTACATTTGGAATATATGCATCACGTATTAAAGAGCGAATTTCTTCAATCTTCGGTCTAATTTCGTCGTTTAGGGTAACTTGGCGATATGGATCAAATAGCACTCTCAAAGTATCAACAGATTTTTGAACCCCTTTCTCTGGAAACTTGGCAACTCCGTTTAGGTCTTGTTTGTATTTTCCTTGAAAAATAGTAACCAAAAATTCCCCATCTTCAACATCACTAATATGCAATCCGTCAACACCCGCATCATTACCACCATCAGTGATCATTTCTGACGCTTCATCCATGGATATATCAAGGCAAGTAGCCATGCACAAAAGAACAAAAGCTGTCGATTTTTTTTTATGAATATCAGTGCCACTAGGTAGCCACTCGGGATGATCTTCTATAATCCCTGTCACGCGTTGATCAATAATGCTGGCATTAATATTCATAACACAATCTCCAAAACTCTATTTAATCCAATTCCATCTAATTTTATATTTAGCATTCTAAATTAACATATTACGTAAGACAAACAATAAGTTAATATTCACAAATGCAATTTTCTCAAACATGATAATTATCAACTTACTTATCAGTGTTTTTAGAGCAATACAGAAGCATGAGCAAATTCACTAGTAAGGGCAATAATACAGCGGTATTGTAACGGCTACATAGTGATAGTTATTTTGTAAATCCGTGCTAGAAATCGGGCAGCTTCCCCCTCTCCGGTTCAATATCATTCCCTTTGCGCTGAAAGCTCCTTCATTAAGGCCAGAGCAATTGTTTGTATGCAAAGTATTCCGCAGCATTGTTTAGAGAAGGCATAAGTGTAAGTTTGGAGACATCCAATCTGTATAGTAATCGTAAAAGTTGATCAGCCTCGGATGCAGGTAGAGAGAAACGAATTAAAGGGGATTTAGTATATATTGTTCCTGGTTTACGTTCGACTTTTACCACATCCTCTATACTTGGCCATTTGTTATTCTTCAAAAAGAATTGACTAGCATTATTTATTATGGTGAAAACACCTCGTTGAGCACGTAGAAATGGATTGTTTGCACGTGCCACAGATACACAACGAATACTTGCTACTTTCGAGAGCAATGGCATTCCTAGACCAATTATTGAAAAATCACAATCTTTACGCTTACTTTTTTTTGCTAAGGCGGATGCTTGTTCAGCCGCAAAATATGCGGCGACCAACGGCGATTCCGTCCAATCTAAAAGGCGCGTCGGGACACCATAATGCTGAGCTAGTGCCACGCTCGGAAGAAACGATGAGTGAGGAAAATCCAAGCTTGTCTCGCTAAATTTACCAGAACTTAATTCGTCAAATAAGGATTGATGAACAGAGATCTGGGTGTAGTCAAGAGGTGTCTGTAATCCTACCCGATCTGCAGCCTCGAGAAAAAGCAGTACTGCTCGTAACTCAGCATGTAAATGCCCATATAAGAATTCCTGAATCTGGATATCGCCACTATCAAGTAGTGATTTATAGGGTGGCTGAGGCGTGTGCATTTTTAACGGATTACCAGACCGGTGTGCAGTCGGAAGAAGTGGCCAATTTTTTTTCGCCTGACCCCGAAATATATAACCACTAATAAATTTCTCACTAACATCAAATATATGTGTAGGAGCAAATATATTCTCTTTATCAAGAAAGCAATCGATAAGATCGCGCGCATCAGTAAAGGATTCATCTATATCAAATATTTTTTTCCCAGAATTCATTACATTCCAAACAAAAAGCCATATAGTAACTGAGTAATTAACCAATATTCAAAAAATAGCCACCAAAAGACGTTTAGCAATAAGGGGAAGTCAGGATAAAGAAAATCCGTATTAGGGATCGGGCAGCATGCCCCCTATGGGGTCATACCCTTCGCGCCGGTCGGCGGCGCGACCCTTGGATGTGCAGGCAAAGAACTTTTATTATTTCTTAAAAACCAATAAATTACATAACAATTTAGAACGCTTTTATTACAAAAAAATAATTGTAACAAACTGTGTACCCCATATTAAAGGGGCGTATTGATAATGTGCTCAGCAATACCGGCAATTTTCCTAAGCCGATGTTAGGAATGAAGAGAAAAAGCTATTTTGCTGCGGGATCTTCCATATCAGAATCAAACAACACCCAGAATTCACCGGTCTTGCCATCCAGCATGAATCGGTTTGTATACACAATGGTAGTTGCTAAGTATTCGGTTCTGAACTCATCGGCCATAACCAGCGTTTCAACATCCGAATCGCCGTGATACACAGCTTTAACTATCGGATCTGATTGGTCGCCAAAATTGTAGCCGTTCGCATTTAGGATTTCCTTTAATGCAGGCCAGTATGGTCCGTAGTCTCGGTACCGCTTACGATCATTACTGAGACGATCATTGATAACCTTGAGTCCAAATCCCAGCAAATCTGAGAATCCCTTATTCGCGCGCAGGCTCTGCGTGCGGCTCTCGACCTGTGCCTTGATCTTCTCAGGATCAAATAAATATTCTGTAAATGCCATAATTCAATTCCTTTTTATAGATACGACAAGGTGCCACTCACAAACTCAACCTTATCTGCTGCGCCTGGATAGTTTGCAATAAGATGATCCCATGTTGGTTGCAAAACATTCCATATCTTGGTCTTGCCATCAAACTTGTACTTCCCATCACCGGCCGCCACAGCCGCAGCTTTTATGTTCTCTTTCCAGACATTGATATCAGCCCATGAAGAGGATGATACCTTGATGCCCACAATGCTTGATGGCGCATCCGTACTACTGATTGTGGCTGCTACCGGAGCTGGTGCCACCGCTTTGATGGCCGCATTCAGAACTTTTAGCAGATTATAAGGAAGCAGGTGGTTACCAATAGGATCTATCCCTTCAAAATCAAACCACGTAACTGAATTTAACATAAAGTTTGTGGCCTGATTACGGATTTCCTCTTCGGTAGAGCCGGTAATGGCAACCTTAAACATATCGACCGTGATGGTTTTTGTGATCTGCTGACCTAGCCAGTATTCCGATTCACTAAAATCAGCGATTACCAGTTTTAGATGATGAGCTATTGCATATTCTCGCAGCGCGTCATAGTTACTTAGCCCATCAGGCTTTTTTGTGACCGCAACGCTACTCGGCACAGCAAAGTAACTGCCGCGAATGAATTTGATGATGGCGCTCTGCGTAGCCATAATATGCTTTGCTACTGCCGTTTTACCGCTCAAGACGACAAAAGGGAAATAGGGTTGAGGAAGAACGTAGTTATAGTGGCTGTATTCTGCCAGCACCTCGGTCTTGCGGCGCTGCGCGATCACCGGTACCAGCTTATTGAATCCATTTTGCACTTCACCTGCAGCATTCGCCTTATCCTCTAATTCTGCAGCATCATCTAAACAGGAATCGTAAGCTGAAGATCCTGGGTAAATTAATTCCGCAGCCTCCTTGATGGAAGCAGCTAATCTGTAGCTCAGGAAATGAGCGGATTTGTTGGCTGTCACAACGGTTTGGCCGGGGACATCAACTATACCTATCACGCCATCATTGAATCGCAGAAACATGCCGGTTACTATTGGCTTACCTTCATGCACATCGCTGCCACCTTCGGCCACGATCTTGGCAACTTCAGCCGGATAACTGCCATGCTCCGATGCCTGGCGGATAAAGTTGTTTTTGGATTCTTCAATCATTGAGTTGGCCATATCCACTTCGGATTGCCAATCGTTTACTATTGGACCGCCCTCTATGGCAGATACTTTGAATGATGGCCAAACTTTTCCGCGTAACATCTCAACAATATCATCTTCCTTTTGCTTTCTATTTGATCTAATCGCTTTAAACACGTCATCAAGGGTTGTAGCCTCCTGCTCGTTCTGCCTGGTAACTGAGTTATACCCTGCGCTTTTGGAAATGATTGCGGATTTTTCAATACTGTTACGCACACTAGATATGCGGGAATTAACATCGGAAAGCAATCCTTTGTTTCGCGCTACTGCAGATTCTGTTGCCTTGGGGTTGTTTATTCTGTCGTTTAGCATAAACATCTGCTTCTCAAGATTCCACAAGCCAAGAATCTTGTCGATTATGAAATTAACCGGGCTTGGATTGGAACGCAGGAAAGCATTCTGCTTGCGGATGGTGTCAATGTTGATCATTTGCTTATCGCGGTTTGTCGCAGCCCTGGTCTCAGCTTCTTTGGCAGCGATTGTTTCCTGCATGCGCTTCATTGCATCGGCATCGCCTACAACTTCAATGAGCGCTTCCATCTGTTCTTTGGATAATCCTCCGCTAACTGCAACGTTGTCGCTACCGCCAACATCCATTACCTGACCTATCCAATCAGCCTTTTTATTAACCATGGAGCGCTTGCTGGTGTCGAAAGTACCATCAGCATCGTAATAATATGAGTTTACGCGCTCAGTTTTATTGCCTTGACGAACGCCACGGCCATTGCGTTGCTCCAAACTATCGGGTGTCCAGCCAATGGTTAAATGGTGTATTGCCTGGGTTCCCCTTTGCAGATTGATACCCACTTCAGCCTTTTCATTGGCGATCACAACCCGGTATTTATTATCTTCACCAAATGCGTTGAAACCATCTTGAACGGCCAATATTTCATCGGGCTTGTTGTTGGTCTTGCCGGTTATTATCGCAATTGCACCCGCTGGTATCCCGGCGCGCTTGTTTAATAAGCGTTTGATCTTGTTATGCAGTGGCAGAATGTCACAGAAAATAATCTGCTTAACGACCGGCGACTTGCTGCCATCATCCATAATGCCGCGCGGCGTGGCCTGCTCATGCTGGAAGTTTTCAAGCATTGCGGCAAGTTTTGGCGGTACCGACACATCCAGATCCAAGCCAATTTTTTTCGCAATATCCTCGAATGCGCTTTGGGTTTCCGGGGTCATGGTATCAATGGCAATTCGGTTGCCGTCAATAATACTGGCCACCACCTTAATTTTCATTATCGTGACTTCATTGCCAGATTCGTCTTTGGTTGTTTTTCGGCTAACAACGGATGATTCTGATGACATTGGCGTAAATCTTGGCCGCTCCTCAGTGAAATTTTTGGCGTTGAACTGGTTCACGGCATCCTTAGCCTTGTCTGCCTGCGCATCAATAAAGCTGTAGAAGGTAGCTCTTTGATCGAGTTCTGGGTCTGCGATCAGCAAGGTCATTTTATTAATCAGGTTGAAGGGATGACCAATTAGATCCATTTCCTCACCAAAATGAGCGGATACCGCATCAAACGCCTCTTTGCCGCCACGATTAGGTTCTTTGCCAGCCAGAGTATCGATTGCAAATCTGAACGCTCTTTTGTATATGACCAGGCGATCAACAATATCGCCTGTCAATGTCACGGCTGATGCCTTCTCTTCACGGTCAGGAACAATGATTTGCTCACCGACATCTTCAGCCGATTTGATGGTAGCAACCTCACCAATGGATTTTCTCAGTATGCTTACGTTATTCAATCCAACAAACACATCAGTTGTGCGTGCAACGCCGTCAATCGTTACATCATCTTGATTATCTTTCTGGACAAATACTTCCATAAAGTTATCCGCACCCTTGATACCAAGGCACATATCATTCACGCGCTCATGGCCCACTGCCAGAGACAGCATGGAAAAAACCTCTAGGGGGCTATTAGATATTGCTGTGGCGGTTAACAATAACACGCCATCCCCAAGTTGCGATCTGCCACGAATAAACCAGGCTTTTGCTTGAGCATCCAAGCCACGTTGCGAAGCAGGTGATAAAGAGAGGAATTTCGCGCTTTTGAAATCGATTGTCTGGGCGGCGTTTTTGTAACAATTATGTACTAAGATTCCCTCTGCAAAGAAATTGTGGTTTCCTTCAACTGTAATGTCGTAGACATAACCGTCTGGACACACCCCTCCAAATCTTCCATCACTTCCTGATTCGAGAATCTCAACACTGTCCACCCCAATGATTCCAGAAAGTTTGTTTTCTTGGCATCTTTCTCCTTGACCGTCAAGCTGCTGTGGGATCTCCCATCCACCTCTATTGCTATCATCAAGTGAGGATTCGCCAAGTCCAGTTTGTAATGTGTCGGTATCCCGTTCCCTTTCGGTACATTGGTTTTTAAGATGTACTCCATTGTCCAATTCAGAGAATTCGCCAGCATTTCTTGCGGAATCGTAGCCCCCTTTCCGTTCCCGCCACGGTTCTTTATTGGCACTCCCTTCCCCACTCCTCTGGATATTCGAGTCAGTCTGTTCTTCTCCACGGCTTCTGGTGTCTGTAACCAGTTGTGCCTCTTTAGCGCCCCCCTGCGTTTCGCATTCCTTTCCTCGCTCTTCTGCGCCGCCTTTAAATTGATCGAGTGCTTGCTTCTCCATGTCATCGCGCAGGACTTCCCGCAATAAAATTTGTCCGCCTTCCCTGTTGCAGATTTCCAATTCTGCACATGATTCAGCTCGAATAGTTCCCCGCACTCCTCGCAATTCTTGAGTATTGGAACCTTTTTGCGCTTGCTGTCCGCAAAGCATTTCTGAGAGCAGAATATCGAAGCATTCTTCTTGTGCGATCTTCGCTGTTCCATTGATGGATAAAACTCTGTTTTGCAATGACTGCAAGGTAGGTTTTGTTTCGGTATCAAAAATCGCTTCTGTTTTACGCAAGGTTTGCTGCAATACATTGGGCTTTCTGGAAATTCCTCTGATTTCCTTATCTGGTAATAACTCGGTTGAAACTCCTTGTTGCATGTTGAACACTTCATCTGGCAAATCCATTTTTGAATAATTGATTAGCACATTGTATCCACTATTCAAAAACTCTGCTGCAACATAACCAGTTCCAGGAATAAAAAACTCATGGTCATGAGTGCAAACGATATTTTTGCCATTCTTCAAGTTGACCTTAACAAGACCAGCAGGCACCCTACGCATCACATCAGTAACAACTTTGTATTCGATACTCTCAGTGTCATGGTTAAAGGATCTGACTGTATCGCCCACTTTTATTTCTTCGATAGGAACGCCATCAACCATAGTGCCAGCCGGGAAACAATGCGCCTCATCTATCACGATACTGTCAACGCCTAAGTCTTCAAGATACGGCGCGCTGCCGGTCTTTTTAGACAAAATAGAGACCAAACCGGCTTGTTTACTCTTCGCCCGCTCGTCCTCTTTTTTATCCTCGCTTTCAGCAAAACTGGCATCTACTTTACGCAAGAATTTCTCATATTCAGCAATAGTTTCATCTCGCAGTCGGATACGCTCGAATGCTTCCATTGTCATAAAAATCTTGCTGTGGCGATTCTCCATGACTGCGGTCAGATCAGCATCAAAGTTGGTCGAATTAACCAATGCCTTGCCTTTGTTAACCCGCAAACCAACAAACAGCAAATCATCATGATTCGTGTACGCGCGCACGGCCTCTTTGCGCCAATTCGACAGCACTGAATTGGGTACCACAATAAAGGTTTTCTTCTTAACACCTATGCTTTGCGCATATTGCACGGCAGCCAAAGAAGTTAAGGTTTTCCCAAGCCCGACCCCAAACCCATTAATACCGCCAAATTCCCGGCTTTGTCTGCGGATCTCAGCAAACTGGTATCCATGCGGGGTTATCAAATCGCTCATTCCCTGTATTTTCATGGGCGAACTATCTTCAACTTGACGGAAGCGCAATTTTGTAGGATCAGAAGAGATTCCCTCAAGTCTGCGCATAATCACGCTATTGCCGCGCACCCAGCCGTTGAATTGCTCATTGGCAGTATTGATCATTCTGCGCAATTCTTGAAGGGCTTTGGCCTTTTCCATGTCAAGTTTCGCGCCACCGAGCGTAATGGTGCCGTTCTTCAGGTAATCGCCTATACGATTAATCAGCTTTTCACGGTCAGTTAACTTGCTGCCAGGGATATCGATATCAACACGCTTTTCACCGGTTTTTTCATCAAAGACAACCACCGCTGCAGGATGAACAAATCTCCGCAGGAATTCAGCCTTTTCTTCATGCGTGACATAAGGAGTAAACAGATTAAAGGTCAGCTTTGATACATCAATCCGATCTACCCGGCTATCTGCATCCAATTTTTGCCGCAGCAACTTATCGCGCACCTTGTCATCGTTAGCCGCCGCAATCTCAGCATCGACACGCTTTAAGAATTCAGCATAGTTGCCCACATAGTAATCATCCGCGCGCGTGACTGATTTACCATCAGGCGAAACGCACCAGGCTTGATCTCCAGCCGGGTCAAAGTCATCACCATAGATACCCTTGGCATCATCGAGCGTTACCCATGCCGATCTGGTTTTGTAGCGCAATCCTTCAAAGCTGGAATCAGCCGTGATTTCCATTGTGGTAACGTCTTGCTGCACATCACCACGCCATACCGCAGAAAATCCGGTTTTCTTCTGGTAATGAGTGCCAATCGCCAGCAAGCCATCTTTAACCTTGCCGCCAATGGATGACGGGCGGCCTTTTGCAATCGCTGAAACACGCTGCATTGCGTCCGACAATGCGGGGTACTCGTCAACATACTTGACCCCCACCTCTTCACCAAGCCGCTCTTCCAATACTTGCGCAACAGACATGCCAACCACACCCGCATTCCAGTATTTGCCGCGATCACCCTCATCAGATAACCGCTTGATCTCATTAATTGCTCCGCGCGCCCATGCAGGAATATCAAGCGCCTGAGAGGTTTCAGTCATGTAGTCAAAGAACTTGATTGCACCAGCCCAAGTTACTTTGTTCTCAAAAGCCTTGTAGGGCGTTGCCATATTCCCAGCAAGTTCAGCCATATCCACGCTTTCTTCCGTACGCGCCATGGCTACCCAACGGCCACCCTGCATTTGAAGGGTTTGCCCGGATTGGGTAATGGTGTCACCATCACGATAGATAATTGGCGATGTTTCGATGGCTCCCAGCAGATCCCAGTTAATTCTGGAACCGGGGAATCGTTTAAGCATGCGGCCTATTTCTGCAACATTGGCCGGATTAATCACGCGGTCAACGTCTCTGAATTTGTTGGGATCTTTGGGTACAAATTCACCCAGGATAAAGCGCTTGCCTTCACCAACAAAATAATGGCCTTCAATAAATTCCTGCCATTGAACATTGGCATCAATCAGGCTTTGTGGTGATTGCTCTCTCAGTTCTGAGATTTTATCCAGTGTTTCACGGCTATATTTGCGGAAGGCGATAACGTCCGCCATCGTGTCAGCGCTTGCGGTCCCGAATACTGAATTGGGTAAGCGATACGCCCCCAGGAATTCAGCCATGAAGCTGGATTTAACGCGGAGCTCCTCTTCTTTGCCGCCTTTCCCCGACACGCAACGAGGCGGAGTAATAAATACAGCCAATCCACCCGGTTTTAACTTTTCCAGTGAACGCAATATGAAATAATTTTGCAGCGGTTCTTTCTGGTACCGGTTATCTAATAACTGATTGCCGCCACGATCAGCAACGCCACCGAAAGGGACATTGGTGATTATTGCATCGTAAATTTCCTCGGGGGTATTGGCCGCAACCTTCTCGAACGCTGAAACAGTGGTCGAGTAGCCAGCGCCATCATTTACCAATCCATTAATACGCCCGGATGTTTCATTCAGCTCAATAGCATCAATCGCGGCATTTGCTGGTGCCACGGCTCCAAAAACACCCACGCCAGCGGATGGATCAAGAACTTTGCCGCCATTGAATCCCAATTCGCTCATCAGATCCCAGATACCTTCAGCTATCGGTTTGGGTGTGTAATATTCGTAAGCACTGCCCTTTTTGCCATCAGCCCCGATCAATGCTCCACCGGTACCGGAATATTTTGCTAAAGTGGCTTTCTGCTCATCGGTCAGGCTATTTGCATCAATTTCACCGGAATCAATGCGGTCAAGCAATGCCATTGCTGCGGTATTGTCTTTCCTGCGCTGCGCTGGCTTGCGGTTTGGGTCGAATTCGTACAGGCGTGCAGTAGATTTGCGCTCAATTGGTTTATCTTCGTCTGGCTGCTCTGTTTCGGCAATGGGTGCCTGCTGGCCGGTACCAACCAAACCAAGCTTAATCATAGCCTCTGCTTTGGTCTTTTGTGCCTGCCGTTTATTGATAAACGATGGATTGCTGGCAAGAATCTTGTTTTGTTCTAATATTGTGCTTTGTATTTTTCTTTTTTCTGCAAATGAGATCATTATTGTCGTCCTGATGATGGCAATTTATGATCATCATCATAGAGACGCTACAGTCCTCAATTTGCTTGGTTTTCCGGGCAAAAATAAAGCCCCGGTTTAGTGGGGCTTGTGTGAAGTTTCTGGTAGATATTCTTTAACTGACTTTTTCAGCCGCTGATAGTAACGCGGTAAGCACATCAGCCGCATTATTCAGTTCCTTATCCAACGCTCCCATTAAACCGGCTTGCTCAATCCTTGCCGCAATTTCATCAAGGCGTTCGTTAAAGCGGTTGATATCGGTTTCTGTTTTGAGTAATTCCAGTTCGGCTATGAATCCCGCTTCGATGGTATCAGTTGGCTTTATAGTCTGAGGCACTTCGAAAGATTGTTGGATTTCTGTCGATTCACCACCGGTTTCATCACCACCAGTTTCAGTGCCCTGGTTTTCATCCTCACTGCTTACACCCACACCCTTTATCGCGCCAATAGTCTTTGGTGTCCAATACAAATCAAGCTCAACACCAGAATCAATCAATTCCTGAATGCTGATATAACCAAGCTCCTCGCCATAACCAAGGTTTGCAAGCCCAAACGCCTGCAATTGCTCATCTTCCATATCCTTTTCTGTAATATGCCAGTCACCTGAGCCTTTGAAGTAGTGCAGATAAGCAATCGCCTTATCGCCCATACCATCTTGGCCGTAAGTTTTTGGCATGGCCTGGATTACGTTGGCTACTTCGATCAACCTATCCTTGAAAAATTGACCTTCCTCGCCACGAATGACGGAACCGATTGCAGATAACTGAGCCTTGCCGATAAACTGTTTTAATAGCGGCATGACTTTGTTAATATCTTCTATGGTGACTTGCGGCTTTACCTCTGGCTCTTGAGTTTTCGGCTGCGCATCAGTGATTCGTACAGGCACAATAGAAGTCTTGCCATTGATCAACTTGAGAGCGTGAGGTGTGCCATCCGGGAATGTTCCTTTGTAGTCGCTGTGAATCTTGTCGTATTCAGCCTTGGTCATTGGCCACATTCCATCAGCGTCAAGCCCGTCTTTTTCTAGCCCATCACCAACACCCAAAGCATCACGAATTTCCTTGATACGCTTAACCAGCTTCAGCTTTTCCAATCCGGATTGAACAGTTTGCAGATTCGCACGGATGCTACCGGCCTCCTTAATCATCTTGATTTTTTCAATACCGGATATGCTATCAAGAGTTGCATCAGCCATGTTTTTCACCACATCGTCAGTGATTGCAGAATCATTGGTAATCATGGTATGCATAGTATTTTCTTCCTGTAGTTGTTCAAAGTTATCTTCAGCTTGATTCGCGGCATCTTCCTGAATGTATGCCAGTAGATCCTCGAAGGGCGGCATCACTTCAATTACACCACCGCGTGGCTGGCAGAATCCGTATAGCTCTCTGGGTGTAAGGTGCTGGCTATCCAGCAAGTGGCCGTGTTCGCCGCTTACCTGATTGATGAATAACCAATCCTTAAAGAAGCTGATTGCCAGTTCATCACCACTGTATTCGATTGGAATATCCTCATCTTCAGCGAAAATCGCATCGAATTGACCGGCAGGCGTAAGAACTTTATAAACACTATTCATCATGACTGTTCACCTGATAATTTATTGGCCTCTTCAACTACCTTAGATTCATCTCCAATTACGTGGTAAAGCACGGTGTAAACACTGTCTGCACGCATGCTTGCCAAACGCATAAAGGCTTTGAGAAAACGCTCGTCACCGTATACCGGCGCTGAATTGGGAATAAATCTTCTTTTGCTGTCGTCTGGGTTTACGAATGATCCTGACATCGTTGTGAAAACTACCGCATACCCTTTCTTTGTTCGCTTTGACAGCTTATCTTTGAACTTTCCAGTAAATGCCCGGTATCCGCCCCATGATCCAATGAATTTAGCCTCCGGGTCTCCCAATCCACCCCACCGGCTAAGTTGATTTTCTTGATCGACAGGATCTAGCGCACCAAACCAGCCATCATCAACGATCTCAACACCGGCAGCCAGCTTGTCTAGCGCTTGCTCATACTCACTTTTGATTTGCTCGCGCTTTTCTTGGGCTTTATCCTGAGCGCTATCTTGAATAGCTTGAAGTGCTTTCATGGCCGGGGTTAGATCAGCCTGAAGATATCCAGCCATCAATGCCGCCATTTCCGGATCTTTGGCAAGCATCATTGCTGCATCGTATGGTTTTGCAAGGTACTGAACACCCATTGACCACACTTCGGTGGTTTTATCCCGGTACACCTTGCCGATGTAATGATTAATGAAATTATCATCATAAGCACCCTCATCACTGCGATAGCCACGATTGCCGGTCAACGATCTGAGCGAATAAACTTTTTCGTTTTTTCGTCTTTTTAATAGGTATCCATTGGATGCAGCTTTGGCCGCAGAATCAGCTTCAAGATGGTGCGCCATCTCATGCCACAGAACGGTTTTATTGAAACTGCTTCCGGGGCGAATAACGTTATCCTCGAAATGACCTATGCCGCTTGCATTGGCGCGCTTGCCCCCATTTGTTTCTAACCTAACTTGCCTGAGTTTTCCGCCAGTAATGCGGTAGAATTCAGACATATCGCGACGTACATCAGCTTCTTGGTACCCCATCTTTTTTAGCCTGGTTATCGCTGACTTTTCGATAATCTGGCTACCAGCCCACGAATTCGCTTGTTCTTGGGTTACTTTTGAGCCACCCAGCAGGGTATCTATGATCTTTTGACCGATAGGCGCAATGCTGTCTTTTAGTTCCTTGATGCGGCTTTCCTTTTCTACATACTTTTGCCTATCCAGCTCTATCAATTTATTCCAAACCGATTGTTTCTTTATGGAAATGGTCTCGAATTCATCCGAAGCCTTGTTTATTTCATCCATATTGAAGCCATTGGCTTCATTTACCGACAGCAGAGATGTCAAAGTCAGCCTCAATTTTTCATATTCTTCTTGAGCCTCTTTCATCTGTGCGGTTATTTTCGGACTAATTTCTTCCAGTGGCTTTGCGGTCAATTCTTTGATTGATTCTTCAGTTGCATTGATCATATCCGCATCAACATCAAACACATCGCCCGATGATTTGAAGTGATCAAATGATGCAATCATCCATTCATCTTGAGTTTTATCGCCATTGCCCCGTGCTGCTTCTGAAAGAGCATCCCAAAGATCCTTTCTGGCCGTCTCATGTTCTTCGTCGCGTTCTCTTGGCAACAAGTGGTATATCTTTGCTACGATATCGGCCTCAACACCTCGCAATGCTTCAGGAACCCCAGCAAGACCATTTTTTACGTAATCAGCTAATGATTTGAGCGATTCAGTCGGGTTTGATGGATCAATCGACAGACTTGCAGCAGGCTCACCGTTTGAAACAGACAGCAATTGCCGTATCTCGCGCACGCGCTTGACTAGGGTAAGCTTATTTACCCCGGCGACTTCCGGCAGGTTTTTGCGGATAATCCCAAGTTCACGTACCAGTTTGAGTTTTTCTGCACCGGCTATCATTCTGTCCACTCCGGAAGATCGACAGTTTGACCGGCCAACTCATGGGTGGAATCAGTCAGGAATTGAATCTGCCCGTGGGTAACGAATGAGTGACAGACGGTTGCTACAGACTCGAACGGCTGATCTCGCTTTGGGAAACCAGCCTCACGCCAAGCCTCAATGTCACGATTACCCTTATCAGTAAGCGCTTTACCTCGAACTAGAATAGATGGCGAAAATGTAGGATGTTCAGTATTTTTGTTCCACGCCCACCTTGGACCGGAATCATCGCCATGCTTAATGAAATGCACTTCCTTGCACCCAGGGCACATAAACGAAAGTTGGTTATTCAGGTCATCAGCCAGCAGAATCTTGGATAAGATACGCATGACTGGCTACCCATTAACTTGCTGGTCAAGCGCCGCCCATTTCTCAGCAGCCTGCCCAATAAGTGCGTCATATTCTTCGCTCTTACCGGCTTCAATAATCGCATTGGCAGATGCTTCAATTTTATCCAGCAAGGCTATTAGGTCATCCTTGTCTTTGTCGCCATCTACGACTGATTTAAGGAATTCTCTGGCGGCCTTCATATCTTCTGATTCGACTTCGATTTCCGAAGCGACAGGTATCAATGAGTACCAAGATTCATCCTTGTAATCATCCAAGTTTGCCGTCATATCTGCCGGTATGTCCTGCGCTGTCAGTATGTTTGAAATATCCCTTGCCGCCGTTTCGTCAATACCAAACTTACGCATCAGATAAGCATCAAGATCGCCCTTAGTGGTCATTCTGCTCAGTTCTAGCGATGCTCTCTTATCGCCTTCTAGCATGGCAGCAACTTTCATAGTTGCTCCCTTCCATAATGCAGCAGATTTAATCTGCTCTTGGGTGGGATCTACGATTGTCTCGGCAGGCGCAGACTCATCAATCTCAGCAGCAAGCTGTTCTGGGGTTTTGATCAAATCATCCACAATTCCGTTTACATTGTATCCAACCAAATTAGCACCAGCACCAACTTGCTTGAACGTAAATTTTGCCACCACTCCGTTTTTACTGAGGTCTTTAAATCGCTCGCCATCCCAGCCCAACTCTCTTAACGCATTACGCACCGCAATAATTCGCTCTTGAAAGAAGGAATCAAGCACATCCTGGTAATTCAACTGCAATTCAGGATCGGCCATGATTTTGGCGTAACCTTCTGGGGATGTTGGGCTTAATTGAGCTTCTGTAGTTGCAACTTTGGATGATTCAATCAGCGCCGAAATAATGTCATCACCGCTAACATGATTTAGAGCATTCATCAAATCTTCCACGGAACCACTAACACCAATAACGTTCTTGATCCTTACCAATGCTTCTTCAAGTGAATTCCATGTTTCATTTATGTTTTCATTCATAAATTTAATACCAACCACAAAGCCACCGGCCCCATCGCTGGAAATAGTCAATATCTCTTTCGGTGGCCTTCCAACGATTCGGTACACGCTTGCTCGTGAACTCTCTTGTTTTCGATCTTCAGCAGCAACCTTGGCAATTTCCAATTCATTCTGCGCGCTTTTCAATTCACCCTCCAAAACAACAATTTCATCCTTCAAAGATTGAATGTTCTGCATACGATCCGCACGCTTTGCATTCGCGCGAGCAAAAGCTGGACTATTCTTTTCAGCCAGTTTCAGGATACGGCGCGCCACCTCACGGATATTCAGATCCTGTCCGCGCTCAGGTGCCACAACAATCGTGATATCTTTCTTGTTTAACAACCATTTGTAAGAAATAACATCATCATTGGGAGCCATCTTGTTTGGCGTTACATCAGGATTGTGAAAATAGATCGACACCGTTTGCCCGTCAGAAAGCTCATAAACAACGGCCACATTGGCCACGCCAAATTGCTTGAATGGCTCGGTTATTTGCATTGCTGCAGGTTTAATTCCTGCGCCCATACGCTCCATAACGCCTTGCAATACTTCCATTTTTCGCTGCAGTTTGATGTAAGGCGTAACCAGCGCATCAAGTGCCAGAATACCGTCAGAATCAGCAATAATTTCATCAATGCTCACGGCATCCAATAGCAGGTTTTCGCCTGAATCTGATTGTCGTATCTCATACAGCACCTGATCGATAGTGGCGTTATATGGCTGCGCGTTTTCATCCCAATGCACTTTTCTTGTCATGGCTTCTAATCCTTCCGGTGGTAAATTTTCTGATTTGATAGGCTGGCTCTTATTGCCGTGCTTGAGCCACCATTTGAGTTGATTAATCGATAGTGGAATTATGCTTTTAAGACCCTTCCAGCCGCGCTCATAGCTATGCAGGTAAGCGTTTCTTGCCGTTTCTTCATCGGGAAATGCAAACATAATTTTATGTTCGTCGAAGCGCCCGCCTATGTGCTGATTGATAGCGTAAGCAACCTCGGATTGCGGATAAAACCCAACGAAGCAATCAACGCCGTCCCCGTCATTTCCTTTTGTTTGAGAAATATATCCATAGTGCGCCGCCATGCGCGATGTCCAGCGTTTGCCAGTCTTTAGGTCAATACCGGTTCGATATGTGCCGCGCGGCTGTTCTATGGCTATTGAGAGACCCTGGAAAGAGACCCTTCCCATTTTGTAATTCCCTGCCTTGCACTGTGCTTCCGTGGGTTCTGGGATAGGATTCCTGCCGAAAGCTCCGCCATGGGCAGCGTTTTCGATTTTTAGAAAAGTGTTATCGGTTGAGTGCGTCATAAACAGCATATTAAGCCGCCTATGACGTTATTTTTAGTGGGTTTTCCGGTAACAAAAAGCAATGAGGATTCAGGAGTATTAAAATATTTTGATTATGGTATTGCATATTTATCAAAATATAGGTAATGGCTTCCATGGTTGAGATGATCTTAACCACCGACGCCCCGGTAGCAGGCAGGGGAAAGAAAATGTTCCACAACACAAATCCCACTCAGAAGAATGTTTTAGCAATAGATGACGATGTTGTGATGTTGGTTGACAGCAAAGAACAGGCATCGAAATTATATAACTCCGTGCCGTCAATCGAGGAGTCGTGTTTCGGTGCAATATGCCTCATGGCACCGGAGAAGAGCTGGATGAATAAAATGCCCGGCAATGGGTTCTAGGCATTGGCCGGGCGGAGATATCATGATGCAAATGTTTTAACGGGCAGGCGTAGATAAACTTTAGTAATTTTTTTAACGCAATGAAAACGACAATGAAAACGGTAAATTTATTGATTGCAGCGATCTTCATGATTGTACTTGCATCAACAGCGTGGAGATTGTTGATAGGCGTGTAATTGATACGCGAGAAAAGCAAATTCGTGATGATCTGATAGCACTTTTAGCTGGACACCGCCAAAGTCATGACCCTAACAAAACAAAGCCCGGAATAACCGGGCTTTTCTTATTTAATCTGGTTGTGTTAACCAGATATTCAGACAGTATTACTGGTATTGCACCAACCTGCGCGCTTGCCGCCTGTATACGTTCGAGCCATTCCTTTGATGATCATATCCTGGCCGATATCACGACCATCAATAAATAAATCAGCATTTAGCCTGAAATACTTGTCTCTCGACGGATTGCGTAACTCAATATCCTTGGCACTCAGCATCTGATCGGAAAGATATTTCTTGGCAATAACCGCGCCAGCAGTTTCTTGAGAGCATTTCCCCCTCATTTCAGGCGCATCAATGCCTTTTATGCGCACAGAAAGTGCTTGGCACAATACTTCCGGGCAACCGGCGATATTGACGCTGAATGTATCTCCATCATGCACCTTTACCACCGAATCCGGCTTAATCACAGTACCGGCATATACCGAATCTGAGCATGCAGATAGTGATAGCGGTACCATTAAACAAAAACCTAATAGGAAAAATCCATTCAAAAAATTCTTCATGCTGTTAATGCTCCTGTGTATATTGCTATTTCCGCTCTTACTTCGGCAATTGCCGCTTTCAGAGCATCCCTTTTACCCATCAAAACTTGCTCCATCTTTGGCGCGGCCGTACGCATGCCTGCGGGTGGCCTAACCTTGGCTGCAGCAAGTAATTTCTGGAACTTTGAACGCCCGGAGTCCATCGCCTTCACAATCTCCGAGATTGCGGCAACGTGATCATCCTGGTTTTTAATTGGCAATAACTTGTTATTCAGTAGAACTTGAAAGATATCTCCCGTCTGCTTCACACGCATCGTTACTTTCTGCGAATCGGCAAAAGTAAGTGTAAGTTCCCGATAGCTCACACCAGCATTACGCTTAACCGCTGTCGATACGTCTTGCTGAACGACATTAGCCCCGGCGCGAGAGAAGTATTTCATTGCTTCTTTTGCAGCCTTATCCTTGACTGATAGATCAGCGAAACTGAATAGCAAAGATTTCATGTTTTAAACTCATAATTAGATTACTAAGTAATGCCCAGAATACACCAGCAAAAACACCGAAAATTGATGCTTTTACGTTATCAATCTGGCACGCCGGTACTGCTTGACCCTGGCGTAACATTCCCGTGATGATGAGAGTCACCGATATTTTTGCTGTTATGTTTCAGTGAACTGCCATTGATGGTCGTATTGGTTCCATTAATGGTTACGGTGGCAGCGTTAATCTCAAGCGTGGCTGCATTCAGTTTCAATGTGCCGTTTGCGGTCACTTCAATGTTTGCGTGGTGAAAGCGCCGCCAATCGATTGAATTCCCGGATTGCGGGTTTCGGTATCCGGTAATAATTGGGTAGCGTGGATCTCCACCGATGAATGCTATCCATACCGTATCGCCAGCAAGTATTTCAATTTCGGTTGCATGGCTTCCGGTTCTGGATTTCTCGCCAATTGGGTATTCAATCTCTGCTTCTGGTAGCACATCAGCACCGTCCGTTAAACCAGGTATCTCAATTCGGCATGTTCTGCGGTTTTTATCGTAAGATTTAACTATCCCTGGATAGCGCCCTGGCATGGTCCCGTAATCATTCACCGCATCATCCCTCCAAACTGCCTAACCATAAGCGGCTGTACTGATTGCTTCCACTTCCATCGGTGCCACTAAAAAAAGCGTGCGCAGCCGTTACAACGCACAACGGATCACGCGCTGCAAAATTAATCAAATCACCGGCCGCAACACCTGGAGACAGGTTTATTTTTGATATCTTGCGCTGCACCAGGCACCGCGACATATTGCGTAAACGCTGCGCATTCTTGAACGGGGCGTAACGCACACTTCTTGGTTTCCTTTGATCTCCGAACACAAAACCACCGGAATTGTCCAGTGAAAAAAACCACGGTATTTCATGCCGCTCCAAGAATCCGCTATCAATATAATCCGATGCGTTTTCTGGCAATTCAATGATAGGATCTTGCTTGAATAGATCGGGCAAGCGAAAGAACTTCAAGCGGCCATCCTTCCACCGAACGATACCGCCCTCTTCCTGCAATGCCCTGGCAATATGAAAGCTTGGTGTATCACCTACCGGGCAATAGAAACGTGGTACCGGGAAATCTGCATCAACGGCTTTGATTGTTGCGCCAGATGCGCGGTAGATTGCCGACAAAACAGCGTTTTCTTTGATAATCGCCCGGCTGCGCACAAAAGCTATGCCATGGCAAGCATCAAGCATTGCAGTGATCTGAATCACATCCATTTCACGACTGCCTTGCACTAGCCTATTCTCCACCAATGTGGATTTGATAATGCGCAGTGTATCGCCTGACGATACAGAACTTCCGCCAGCCGTTATGATTTCCCCTTCGGCCAATTTTTTAACCATATCTTCGTCAGCCCGGATCTCAGCTTCGAGCGTGACTGGAATGGGAGACATATCTGAGCGAATTATGGCTGATTTTATAAGGTCGCCCCGTATCTGTTCGCCACTATTGAGGTATAGAATCACAAGGGCAATATCACACTGTTATGATGGCTTGCAGAAATGCCTTTTGCGGTATATCAAGTAGCATTTGATTGATATCCTGCTGTATTTCGCTGGTTGCTCGGCCAAACACATCAACCCCAAGCATACGAGAAGCCTCCAATTGAGGAGCCGTTTCTCGCTCAACATAGAGCAGAAAGAGAGGTTTAATCAAAGCCCATTCAGAAAGGCTGATAGTTGTGGCGTCTGTGATATCTGGATATGGCGGCGCGATCAAATCGTTAGCCTCAAGCTTGGCATATCCAGCATAAAATTCGGTTGCGGCTACCGCCTGGGCAAGCACGGTGGCCGGATCTAAAATGACGGCAATGGGACGCTCATCGTTAAGAAATTTGCTAACTAGATCGTTTATTGTAGCCATTTGTTAAAAACAAACTATGCGTTTGGTTCAAGTATTAAGTACGCAACAACGCTGGTATCGGTATTGCTGCTTGATAAAATTGTGAAGCTGGTATCAGCAACACGGGCAGATACTCGCAACCAACCGGGGGTGCCGCCGTCAGACTGCGACATCAGAAAAATCCGGCTATTTGCCTTGACCTTGGTATTTGCTACGGTCACGGTACCGGCCGCCAGCGTAGCTGTACCCATTGCCGCATTCGAACCTTCATCGATCTTTGGCGATGCCTTGCCCATGAAGAATTTTTCAACACCCGCTTGTGAGATTGCTTTGTCTCCAGATTCTCCGGGCAGCACAGCAAGTGCCGAGCCCAGAAATGATGGCGCGTTTCCGCTCATATTAATGCTCCTATCTATGGTTGATTAAATAAAAACTAACTGTAATTACCGGAATTACCAGGAATTACTTCGCCGAAGTAGTGAAAGAACAGTGTTCCAGTAAATAGCAATATCTGTGACCTGTTCTCCCAATCTCTGTCTGGGTTATCGCACTGTATAAAACAGTTCCTATAGGGCTTTGCCCGCAAAAATCTCTGGGGCGTTCCTTCGTAAATTTTTGCGTTAAACTGCCCGCCACGGGTAATGAGATTGATCAGCATATTGTCGATACTTCCCGCCACGGTTTCCTCAAGAGCAATCTGCCCTTGATGATTAACTTTTGCTTGCTGCGGTTGCCATCCTGCAGAACCAAGAGGCATAGGAATCTCTATCTCACCAGCAACCGATACTTGTGCCCACGGCGCTTGTTTGCAGAGTAGGTAGTTTTGCTCGAAGCCTTCTATTTCAAACGTGAAATCACTTGAAACGACCTTTGCACCAAGCGCTTGGGTAACGTTATAAAAACCTTTTAGGTATTCTGAATTGGAAACGGTCATGATGGCGGCCCTGTAGTTCATTAAATGAATCATCTGATGAACTGAACTTTGCCTTATCAATATAGCGAGAACCGGCTATTTTTCCGGTTTAATTCCCCCTAATTCGGGGGAATTGGAATTGCAGATTTATAGATGTATCAAGGCGCTGCGTATTCTTTTCGGCATACAACCGCAGAAGATACGCCTCCCACCCTCAATCCGTCATAGAAGTATTGCGCTCTGAATACAAGCAGGCGCTCAAGTAATTTCCTGAAACGAGGATATTTATCGAATTTTCCGCTGACAATTTGCCCATCAAGCAGCATCAAATCTGCAAGGAGCTTGTCTAATTCGTGCCTGATTTGTTCGTGACTTGCATTCTTAATCACCCTATCTTCTTCCGGAGTGTTGTAAATGACACCTTCACCAGGGCGAAAGGTTGGCTGCACAATATCAACAGCCACGCTCATCATTCCATTACGCAGCAATTCATAACCGGGGTCATGCGCGCCGGTGGCGCCGGGCATGATATCAGGTGTATCTATCGTTGGTCCGCTCGGGCCATCGGATGAATATCCCGGCTCGATAAACAAAAGACCTTCTCTGGTAAGGTGAATTCGGTTTAACTGAATTGCTTTTTTTGGCCTGAAATTTGTAAACAGCCAATAGGGCTCCGTGGTTCTGTATTTGAATCCAGTGATCCACCTTAAAGAATTTGATCTCTGTATCATAATTTTTTACTCTCCCCCACGGACTGCGGAACCAGCAACCCAATTCCGGCACCGGCAATCATGATTTGATTCATTGTCAACGTATCCAGATATGATAATCCGCCAGCTCCTACGCACATGGCTATGAGCTTTAAAACAGCCTTCATTGTTGCTTGCGGATTACCGAACATATAATCGAATAGGCCAACGTTATTATGCAATTCAGCCCATTTGCCACAATAAGCATAGAACATACCAAGCAAGCCAGATGCGACGAATATGGATATCCTGATGACTTCTGAGGTATCTATGTAATTATCCAAATAGATCATAATGCCTGCGCCAACCCAATCATTATTCGACCGAAAGATAGCGCGTCCAATAAAGCCTGATAACGATTCCCGGCCTCAATGAGATTCTCCACTGAATCATTCATTTTTTGCGCTCTCCGCTGATAATCTTGCAATATCACTTGGTCGCGCTCCGAATAAACATTAAAACGTTTCTGAACAATTGATTCGACAGCTTTGTACTGGTTAACCAAGCTGGAGTAATCAGCCAAAAACTCACTAAATATTGGCGCGGTAGAGTCAAGATCAGTAATCGATTCTTTCCACCTGGAAACAAATGATGAATAGTTATTAATGGCATGATTAACCGTCAGCAATTCAGTTTCGTTCAATTCAATTCTCTTTATTGTTTCGGCAACTTGGCCAGTTGTTACCATTTCATTTGCAATGGCGGCATTTGCTAAATCATCAGTTTGGTTCAAGACTGTCTGGCACCCCACAGTAAAGCTAACAACAGCCAGAGCCAGAATTACTAAGCATGTTTTTTTCATGGTATCTCCGTTAAATTAAGCAATTAATCCTTGACGCTTATAGCTTCCTTTGATGGTTAGCAATTGCATCCTGTTTACTCCGCTGATGAGCGACACATGCACCCAGCCGGAATTTGGTTTGCCTGATTCGTAGTTCTCAAGAATCAGTTGATCATAAAAAAGATTCTTTGAAATCCAATAAGCCAGGTCAAAATTCGATATGCCAGGGACCTCAAAATCCACGGCCTGACCAAGCATGTGCTGAGAATTCTTGCTGCCGCCAAGAGCCTTGTTAAGATCCGGACACCGGTAACCACTATTTACGCTAAACGGAACCAAGAAATGAGATTGAACCGGCTCAAGGATACTTACGCATATCCTTGCAAGACTGCTAATCACCTCAGCAGGAGGAGTATTGTCAATACCAAGCTTAATTGCCTTATCGGAACGGATTAATTCTTTAAGTTTAAAGTGTGGCGATAATTTGGTGTTCAGATCCATGTTTTATAACCCCTTGCCACTTAATAGCTTTAGGACTGACTCTATTGCGCCCGTGAACTTGCCAGCCAGAATCAGCGAAACAATGATTATTGAGTAGCCAATGAGCGTTGCTGTCATGTGCATACCCTTAATGAATCCAGACTGCTTTGCCTTCTCTTCTAGTATTTTTACCGCGTTATTTTGAGCCATTAATGTCACTTCATTGATCTTGGCTTCAAGAGAGTTTTCAAGATCGGCAATGGATTTTTTAAGATCACCAGTGCCTTTCTCGAGAGCGGTTATTCTGGCTTCACACGATCCTATCTGCATGGCGTGCGGGCATTGCGGTGTTTCCATGTCTATTTCCTCCCTGCTGCTATCTTGGCAAGGATGCCAATCGCCCGAATTACTGAATTCAGGCGACCGACAATTGCCGATTGTGTTTTGGCTTCGGCTTCACGGCCTTTCTTCCAATCTCCAAACGGTTTGCCATCAAAGAAATCTTTTGCAACACTTGCAGGCAGATTCAATGCGTCAAGCAAAGAGGTGTGAGAATAAAGACTGATGTTAGATGCCAGGCTCATGAGTGACTCTGACCAGGTTAAGCACGACGCGCGAGAGGCAGGCACTAACCGGAAATCGGGCGGGTGGCAAATCGCTTGCCGCCCCTCCTTTTGGTAGTGAAACAATTCCGTTGTTATCGAATTCTATGTGGAATAAGTGGTGTAGTTTTTCGCGCCCGGAGAAATACAGACCAAGCAATGCATTAAAATCACTCTCAGGATAACCGGCCATGACTTTCATCCGATCAACAAGGAATTGATCAAAATTGCCCTCACCATCTATCGGGCTTGGACTATTTTCGCCTTCCATCGTCAATTGCGCCGCCATTCCACCCAACAACCAATGAAGCTTTCCAGTTACTCCATCAATTTCGCCGTTCAGACGCTCAATCGATTCTGCCATAGCGCCGGTCAGGAGCCTTATATGCCAGATATCTCCACCAACTTCACCGATATTGATATCGCTTTCAATTACCCCGGCATCATTACCGCCATCCAAATAATCTGAATAACGACCCATACCAATAACGAAATCCGGCTCGCCATCGGAAATGGATGCCAGGTAGTGGCATACCGCCATAATGCGTTCCTGAACTGTCCAATGCGCGGGATCTTCGACAATATCATTGCCCTTCACGCTTTCGACAACACACCGAAGCATGGCGGTAATAGCCGCTTCTTCCAAATGCACGGGAATTGATGCTATCTTTATCGATTCACCAATTGATAGCTCTCGTAGTTGCACCGTCAAACGCCGCATTCTGAGAACAGGAAAATAAATCACCAGCAACACCTCTCTTTGGTCATGAACTACATGCCATGATTGTGCTAAATTGCGCTGATGGAATTTGGTGGATTTTCCGCTATTACTTTTTTAACAGAGAAACTCAAATACAAGGTTCAATTTGGAATAATTTGTGGAATATTTCGCAGTTAAAAATTACAAAGGCTATGTAACAGTTAACTGTTGAATTTTTCAATTCAATGATGACAAATGATTTTCTGATAACCATAAAAGCATATAACCAGTTGATTAAAAATAAATCGTGTTATTTTGCAAATCATTTTCAACAACCAATTGTTACATAGCCATTACAAACTTCCGTATTTAACCCAATCATCCCGATCAATGGCCGTAAGCGTTGCCAGTGTCATCGTTACCGCCTTTTCAACGTATCGCCCATTTCTATCAACCGGTGATGCTATCGGGTCATTTATGGCCTCAATAACCAACGGGGAATAGATGCGGTTCTTGTACTTCATAGCGACTGTGGTGGGTGCGATAGATGGCACCAACGCATCAATAAATCCAGTATTGCCTTTGACAGCCTGGGCGGATCTTGCCAATACCGAACCATCGGGTGAAAGCTTTACTGGTAATGCCCATTCCATTAACTTGTTAAATGGTGCCTCTACTTCAGCAAAAGGATCGCTCCACGCCCGGAATAAAGCGGTAATTTGGAACTTAACAGGCGGCATTCCATTGAATACCTGTGTGGAATTCAGTTTGGTAATGCCGGTTCTGCCTTCAAACTGACGAACAAAATCATTTGATCGCTGCTGCGCCTTGGAAGCCATGCTTGATGCATCGTCACCTTTCAGAATGGCATCAATTAATGGCATCAATGCACCCGATTGCAGCATTGCAAGCAACGTGGGCGCGCGTGATTCAGGCCCGGCATGCTCAAACGGGCTTTGCCAGCTCAATGATATCTCCATGCTGGCTTCAGACAATGGGGCAAGTACGGCCACGGGATCTGCTTTGGCTCTCGACCACACGCCTTCGTCACTTCTTTTGATCTCGTAGAAGCTGGCTATCAAATGCGGTGAGAGACCATCCCAAAGCGATGAGAGTGAATTCCCTTCCAGGCTGGGCGGCTGCGATGATGTTCTATTCATAATAAATATAGATGTAAAAAGGCGCTACCGAACGTTTTTATCGATACGGTAGCGCCCGGTGGCTGCAAGTGAATCAATGTTATTTACTTAATTCCGGATTTTCTGCGAATCCTCATTGACTTGGCTCTGCGCATCCGTGCAGTTGCCGAATGACTTTTCATGCGCGCTTTACGAAGCCCAACTTTTTGGGCTGCGCTCAATCGCACAGTTCCAGAAACACGCTTTCTGATACGCACTTTTTTACCCTTGCGAATCGCCATTTTCATCTTGTATGCCGCGTCCAAAGCAGGTTCCTGATCACCAGCACTAAAGGCGAAGTCATCAATATCCGAATCCGACTCATCTTCACCCTCTGGCAATACCGATGCCACCAGATCACGCACGCGATCAGCAACATCTCCATCCCAATCATTTAGTAGCACGTCAAGATCCTCATCTGAAGCGCCTTTACTGGATAAATAGTCCCATGCTGCATTGAGCGCCATATCCAGAACGCCTTGCTCATCATCAGTGATATCGCCATCATGATTTTCATCAGCGATTCCAACCATTAATGCCAGCAAGCGATCCGCATACGTTTCACCATCATCAAGATCATCAGTTTCCACCCATTGCTGTATGACTGCGGCAACAGATAATTTAATATCTTTCAGCGTAAAGTCATCTGCGCCTACCAGATTAGTTCCAGCATCTTCCGCAGAATCCAAAACAGGCTTATTTGACGCGCCGCTCTTCATCACATCTCGCAATACTTCACTCATTCCTCTATTTGCTAAGTTCATGCTCTAATCCTCTTTTAATAAATAACCAAGAAATTACCGAGACAATGTTTGGGTGACAAAAATCTGTCTAACAACCCCGTCGTAACGCAGCCAGTACGAAACATCCATGTTGTCGTATGGCCGTATTGCATTAGGGCGAACATCAAATTTCCACGCATTGCCACCCATATCTGGCGAATCGCTTGGAACCAGCCACCCGGAAGCTTCCGCACCTTCAAACAATAGGGTGAGATAACTATTCATTCGATTTATAGCCACCTGCATCGGCAACAACAGAACATCCTTGCCATAGCGGGTAACAGCATCATCGATACTGGTTGACATATCAGCTACCGAGATCAATTTCTTCAAGCTGTTATCCACCAAAGCAGATGTCAATTCGTCCCTGAACACAAAGCTTCCGCCACCTGAGAATATTTCCCATAACACTGGATTTATCTTGGCTTTCGCAAGAGCATTCAATTCCTGATTGCCTGGAAAATAAGTCTGAGCCATACCAACTCTTCGAACAGGCCATTCTTTCCCGGCTATTGGGTAATTTTTAGGAGAGAAGCCCCTGGCGTTTTTCTGTGCGTTACGAAGGCACGCATAAGCAATATTAAGCGTGGCCGCGCCAAAATATCCCTTGGGATTGATGCCAGTAGGGTCGACTGACTTGATCGGAGTCCAGAAAGCGTGTAACAAGTGTGATGTTTGGCTGGCACCCATATTCAGTTGCTCAACGAAGGCGATAGCTGCATCCACATCAAGATTTCCTGGTACATCGAAACGCAGTTGACGGTTAGTATCAAACGCCAATTGAGCCAATTCACTTAACAATGTCACGGACTGAGATCCACCCGAAGCAATATAAGCGTAATCGTGAACCGTATCATTCAGCTTAATTCGCGCGGCCGCGTAATCATCGTTTGAATATGTTGTACTGCCCTCGATAAAACACGTTAGAACGCTTGATTTCGCCCATTTCTCCTTGCCACCTGAGTCATAACCATAAGCATCCGAGGTGGGTTCAATATCTGCCCCGGCATCTATTACACCAACATTCACCACAACAACATCGGTGATTGCTGCTACAACATCAGGAAGATAAGCTGACGCGCCAAAATCATCTTTCGCAAGCGGATCTAATGAGCCGGTAAATTCATAAAGCAATAAACCATCTTTATCCTTGATGCGCAAAGTAAGCATAGCGTTTGCTACCGCCACTCCACCGGATTTCTTTTCATCCGCGCGAATTTCTACTTTAATGCCGTCGTTAAAGCATTCCAGATGTTTAACTGCGATCAGATACGTTCCCACTGGCTCCGCTGCAGTTGGCAAGCACGTCAATGCTGGGGCTGTGGTGTATCCAGTTCCAGGCGTTGTTACCGTTACTGATGTAATAACCCCATCGGTGAATACCGGAGTAAGCACCGCACCGGTACCTGGACCTCCGACAGTGATTGTTTCAGTACCGGCGTAATCCTTGCCGCCACTGACCACGGTCACCGCACTGACAGCCCCGGCATTGACAGTTGCCGTTAAAACAGCAGGTGTATGAGAAGTGGCAAATGCTGGTGTATCGGTCTCGGCTGTTATTACCGCCCATTTAAGCACCGCATCACTGGTAACAAGGCGTTGAACAACGGCTTCATACGCGCCATTATTCAATGCCTCCACCACATGCACCCACGCTTCATTCAGTGCCGATAACCGTATTTGCTCACCATTACCGAGCTTTCTTTTCACGTTTCCACGATCCACCTTGAAAGGTTTGTCGATTCGACCGCGTAGAGAACGCATCATGATGGCAAATACCTGATCTCCATTTCCAGAGGCTGGTATTTCTGAATTGTCGCGCAGCGGGTTAAGCTGCACGCCAACTTCAGAGCCAAGCTGTCTAACAAAATTAACGGACATGGTTTATTACACTCCCTTAGTTTTGTGAGAATGAGACGCTTTTTTTGCCTCTGCTTTGGCCTTAGCTTCAGCTTCAGCCGCTTCCTTCTCAGCATCAGCCTTGGCATTTTCAGCGGCGGCCTCAAGTTCAGCTTGAACCCTTGCAGCCTCCGCTTCCGCTTTGGCTTTGGCTTCAACTTCAGAATCATCTTGCTCAGGCTCATCAACTACTTCCTCAACGGTCATAGCCGCATACTGGTAATCATTCAGCAGTGATATCTGCCCGATATTCGAGGCCAGGCGCTGAATTTGATCAAAGTTTTTGATCTCAACTTCGCGCCTGTTCTCGCCGTTTGGGTTGCATACATGCCGCAGGAATAATCCAATGTCAGGCAAGGAAATATCCCGTGGCATGTAGTTTGTGATAACCACCTTAACCGGGTATTTCGCATCAGCGAATGCCCCGATTAAGCTGGCCAGAGCCACCTTCACGAATGAAGGTGATCCCAGTTCTATTCTTCTTGCCATAATTTCTAACTCCTTATTAACGTTACTTTTAATTTGCTTCAGTTATTAATCTGACGCTTAGATCATGTTTGTAACGTTGATAATTGCGCATCCTAATGAGGCTTGCTTGTATGGGTTAACTGCATTGAAATTACGGGCATAGAACGCCGCTCCACGCTTCATATCCGCATTTACAGCTAATGGCTGCACGATTGGAGCTGTAGCATCACCCAAGACAAACGGATTGAGAGCAACATTGGTGGCTTTGCCGATGCAAAGAATTTGCCCAGCCGCTGCGGTATCAGTCAAACCTTTTGGTGTGTAATACACATCAATACGTCCAAACAAACGACCAATACGGAATATGCCGGGTCTTTCAGCGATTCCAGAAGGCTCGAATATCTCGCGCGGTAGTGACATCCATTGAGAAGCAATGTATTTGCCCACATACATATGCGTAATACCGTGATCCATCGTATCGACAGCCATTTGCTGCGAGGCTGCGCCCAGTGGGGTGGCAAAATCCAGCCAAATCTGCGCGCGGTTTTTCTGCCCTTTCTGATTTGGCCAGTCAAAGTCATAATCAATGCTGTTATTTTTCGCCAAACGACGAGCCTTGAGCAGAACCTGAAAATGCCGCTCATTTGCAAACTGATTTTGGATAGTGAGAATACTCTCGCCATACGAGTCAAGTCCCAGTTCGTTTGCCATTTGTGTGGCCGAATCTATGGTGACTTGGGTGATCGCTCGCCAAGGGGACGCATACAGATCGTATGTAGTAGCGGAAGCTATGATCGATGGTGTGAATTCTGGCGCGCGTTCGTAATCAATGAAACCCTCAACCGCAACAGGAACGGTTGTACCCAATGCCGGGGTTGTGGTCAGTGAATAAACGCCGGTATCGGTATTAATTGATCCACCGATGACGTAATCAGTGCCGCCCAGGTTGATCGTTCCGCTTACCGTGGAGCTGCCTGATCCTGTTTGATCCACTTCTTTTGCAGCAACCATGCCGTTAACATAAACCAACGTTCTGCCACGCAACAGCTTAATTGTTGCTGCTGCTGAGTCACAAGTTTCGTCAGTTGCTTGAACCGCCGTTAACGCACCGGTAACGGCGCCGGTACTAACCGCTGGCATAGATACGTGAACGCGCGATGCCGAGATATAAGAATTTCCTGAATTAGCGCCATCCATTGATCCGCCCGCAGCGTACTGACCGTAGGTATTGCCTGCCTGATGCGCCATAACAGCCAGAACACCCTTGTTAGAACCAATATCGGCTGGCAGATAATGTGCAAAAGGAATTGCGTCACCCATAGTAGACAATATGGCAAGCACGGCGCGATTTGGCTGCAATCCAAGATTGTCTTGATGATCTGATGTTGCAGAGTCGAGAAGCTTGTACTTTCTTTTCGCGTAATCAGTAGTTGAGAATGCCAGATGCAGGCCATGCTCAATAACATCTGCCGGGGCATTGCAACCGTGCTGCGATTCGTAGATATCAATACCGTCAAGAATCGCCCGCGTAACCGCGTTTCGCGCAGCATCGCCTTTTTCTCCAGACGGCATTTCATCGAGGACTATCTGCAGGTTTTCCGGCACTTTTACACCAGCATTATTCTGATTGATCGCCGTTGCCATAAAATCATTAGCAGCAGCAGAATCGAAGGTGCCTTCTTTGTTTGTGCCATGATCTCGCAACGCTTCCGCAAATACTGCTACTTCAGCGGTTTGTTTTTTGAGATATTCTTGGTGAACCGTTCGCTTGGTCATAATTTCTTCTGTCCTATGGTTAATATTTCTCACCCGGACGGATGACCGGGCACCTCCAATGTTTTTAAAACATTGGCAAGTGCCTATTCTGGAATCTGGAATTTTGCTGAAACGGGGGTTTTTCCGGTTTTATTTAGACGATTGACTTTGCTTTATGAAGTTAGAATTAACCGCATAGAATAGGTTACTACGTAATATTCCTTAAATCCTTGTTCTGATACTTCCGTTTAATTCAATTAAAAACTCTATTAGCTCGCTTACATTAGACTTTAAGTATTTGTCTAGAAGAAGTATTTTGCTTTCACATGCTTTTCCTGTTAAGCAAATAGACCATCTATTTGAATTATAAAAAATACACAAATTTAAGCTTTCATGATGCTTAATTTTATTGTTGATTTTATGGTTCAGCATCAGTGTAACGGAAGTGCGTGTTAGAGTTTGCAGATATTTATCGATATCATATACAAACTTTTCATCATTTACTTTTACCCATTTACCAAAATTATCAATTTCTTTACCTGTGATATTGCTAAACAACTGAACTGCGATATCAAGTATCGAACTTACTTTTAAGATTATTGCTTCAGCTTCAGAAATAAAAATAAAATAATTGTCTTTCAACTGGATTGTTAATTCATTATTTTCTGAACTAGCATGTTGATTAATTTCCCTATTGAACACATTTATTTTTTCTAAGAAGGAATTATAAATAACTATTAATTGAGTAATTTTATCTTTTAATGCTTTTAACCACATTGCGGCTTTAGGGTTTTTTGATAACTTAAACTCATGCTCATCAAATAGAGTCACAATATAATGAAATATTTGAGGTGATCCTTCGCCGTACGTGGATGTCATTAGTCTTTTATTTAACCCCATAAAGAATGGTAATTCATCTTTATGCAATCCAACGTATTGATATTCTGGCAATTTACCGACAATGTATTCTATTTTCATATCAAATTCTAATTTTGCTATTTGAATTTCATCAATGCCAGATTTTACATTACTTAGTCATCTTTACTGGCAAATCCGATACACGCGCAACAAATCAACGAGGCGCAAATATTATCGGTATGTTTTGAAGTAAAAAACGCCTCATCGAATCAGGCATAAATTCCGAAGTAACAAAGTCATTTTCTCTTTATTCGTTATCACTGACTCGCCGCATACCAATCAAATATCCAAATCACCCCGACGATTTGTTACATAGCGCATTGCGAACGGACTAATGTTCATGACAGTCTCTGTGTCAACTACTTCGTATGCCAGCCGGACATCATCGGATATCACGATAAGCATCACATCGCCTTTCTTTATCATGAAGCTGCCAACTGCACCGGTAGGCTGTTCTGGTTCGATCAAGAAGCGGAATTCATTGGCAAATCCATTATTAGCGTCTTGCCTTTCCATCATTGACGACGGTGAAAATGGTTCTGCCTGCAGCGCGTATCCGTTTCCAAGCAGTTCGTAAGAAATACTTTCCTCGTCTTCCGCGCTGATAACACCCAGTCCGCCAATAGTTGGCATGCCGGAAACAACTGATTCATTCGCTCGATCTACAGATTTGCGGTACATCTGACATTCAAAAGAATTGGGGTGATTGATGACGATATTGCGCGCCATGCGATTAATTCCTGTCGGTACATTCGTTAACATATCGATCCTATTCTTTAAATTTTGCAGCAACCTGTTTATCGGTGAATCCTAGCCTGCGCAGGACTTCCAGGTCTGAAGTGGATAATTTACCTGATGCCATAGCCGCTTCAATTCTGCGTGTTGCGGCTGGTTTCTTGGTCATCCTTGTCGTCTTCTTTGCTTTTTTATGGAGCGATTCTCGCTCCTTGATTCTTTGCCGCTCTTTTGCACGCTGATCACTTGTTTTAATTGGTTTTGCTCGGGACGACGCCTTCTTTTTAATTTCATCGTCATGCTCTTTCTGCTTTATTCGATGCCTGGCTGTGTTGTCTTGCGAGTCACGCAGCTTTTCCATGTGTTTTGCCAGAAAATTCAACACCGAAGTAGATGATTCGACCTCCGACATGACGCGCAAAACATGCTTACACGCCACGCCCTTCAGATTAGGATTTCGTATTTTTGGGAAGCCAAGCTCTTTTCGACCGGCGTTAAAGTTGCCGATAGTGCTGATATAACGGAACCAGTACCGGTGCCGACCGCAATCACAATCGAATGCCAGCTTTTGTTTTCTGAGCCAATTGGCGGTTTGTTTGGGATCTTTACGCTCTTTGGCGGTGGATGCCATCAGCTTATTGGCGGCTTCAGCAAACGCATTGAAGCGCACCAGAACGTGATGCCGGTTCACATCGGAATCAGGACCGGCGTTGGTGATGAACCTAATTTCATTATTGACTGCGGAAACAGGGACGGCCATGGTGATCTGCTTTCTTGCACGGTCGATATCCGTATCAGCCCCAACCCCAGGCATGGGCTTTGAAGATGCCAGATCGATTACTTGACGGGCTGTAATACCATCGCCATTGAAGTTTTTTTGCGCCATCCGCATGTTGTGACGGAATTGCGCTAAATCATTGGTTGTAATTGGGCGCGGAGCCCCGCCCATGGTTGTCATAAGCACCCGGCTTGCGTCCCATTCCCCTTGAACCTCACGCTTCGTGAGTATTATTGATCTGGGATGATTCTCTGCAGCTTCTCGCTCAAGTTTATCTGCTTTGGCTCTGCTTTTGGCTTCGCTTATATGCCCTTTGATCTTGCCTAAAAATACATTGGCCATAATCTAGGATTTCGCCCATGTTGGCGAAAAATTGAACCGGTTATCTGCCTTTGATTCAAAACCGGTACGCCGCTTGATGGCGTATAGCTGCGCTTCAGTTGGGAGCGTCAAGCGCTTTTGTGGCAATTCCTGATCGACCATATCCAGACCGGCAGCGGCCATAATCACCAGAAATTCATCGCGGCGACCATAAACACGTTGCGAAACTAGCGTCAGGTCATGCGCTTCGTCTGGCTTGGTTTCATAAGATACCTGCGCTTCCCAAGGTTTGGTTCTTTCAGAGAATAGTCGAATCTCTTTGTAGAAATTCTTGGCCGCAGTGGAGTTTTTATCAATCATCAGATTGGCTCTCAAATAGTGATAATTTCACCGCGCGAAAGTGCATTAAGATCATCGAACATATTCAGGGCGCTATTGATAGCGCTGGAACGAGATGCATACAGGCATGTGGCTAGAGCCGCCATCTGTCCACAGGTAACGCCTTCGGATATACGAAAGCGCTGTCCGGAAGAATCCATCCCATCCTTCTCAATCGATTGCTCTGGATTTGATCTTGTCGCCCGCTCAGAAAAAACCAATCTTTGGCTTTTATTGTCATTGGCAAAACCGGTTTTGAGCGCAAAGAAGGCCGATATTGACGCCCTGATGTCGTCATCAGTAAATAGGCTGTCGTAAGGTATTTCAGGATTATTGGTCATGACGATACAGCCATCCATGCGATCTGCCCTATAGTCAGATTCAACACTGACAACCAGAACATTAGAATCCGGATCGATAGCAGAAAACAGGGTACAGGCGCGCCCGCCATAACCAATAAATGTTGCTTGTATTTTTATCATTTACGTCTAAATAGCTCACTAAGCGGCGTTAACCAAATAGACCATGAGAATATCCAGCAGAACAGGTTATAAGGCCATGCGATAACTGAGGTGAGAATAACGATCCCAAGTTTCTGGCTTATAAACTCATAGTCATCCTGATCCTTGGCACATACCCGCAGCACGATTAGCGTCCAGATCAACCCGATTAGCAGCCAAGCTATAGCTATGCTGTTAATCAAATCAACATCAGCGTCTATGTAAATTCCCATCAAATAACATCCTCTTCGGTATAGTTAACCTGCACAACAACCTGATATCCGGACGGATCATCAGGATCACCAACGGTACCTTTGCCATCATTAGGATCACTATCAGCAGGTGCGCTGAATAATGGTATTGATGCTTTTAATGTGACATCACATGCCAGTATTGTTAAATTCTTCGAGTCCGTTTGAATGGACATGGCGGGGTTGTCTGGTGATTCAATTTGCACCGGCCAAGTGAGATTCTGATCGGCAAACGTGTAGGTGGCGAAAAACCGTCTGTTCTCCATGTTATCCAGATATAACAGAAACTGTGACGCTAATGACCGGGCGGTTGGCTCGTCATGGGCACAGAATGCAATTTGCGCACGAATATCGCCCGCAATTACACGCACTTTAAAATCACGCTCTTTGGTGTCGCTGGGTAATATAACTTCCACTTGCTCAGAAATTTGCCGCGTATAATCACGACCTGATGGCGTGTAATCTTTTGCGATTGCCACAAAGATAACCGGCATCTTTGCGGGCTGTGTGGGCGCGCCATCCGTATCATTGCGCTGCCATGATGAAAGCATTTCCTCTACAGCATCAACCATTCTTGAAGGTGCCCACACAATGCTTTTCGCAAGGCCGCGCGCAACATATTCATGCAATCCGCTAGTGGTGGGCGCTATCTCCGCATAAAATGCTCCCATATACTCACCAAAAGCTACTTTGACTGGCTCTAACACGCCCAGCCCTACCGTGTAAATCTGCTAATTAATCGATTGGCAACGGAATTAACCTCTTCCTTTTTCTCTTTCACAGGGGAAACGAATCCCGGTAGCGATTCCGCTTTCCTGAAGCTATCAATATCTCGCTGGATTGAGTCAAGGGTTCCACCGGATACCGTTATGGGAGCAACAAAAGCCGCATCAAGTACCATTGATGGATCGATACCCTTCTTTGTCAGCATTGATAGAAGTTGCTCGTTTTCTTGCTGCAGTCGCTCAATTGCTTCGCTGGCTGCACCGCGCTCACGATCCAAGCTATCCAGCAATACAATCATTGCTTGTTTTTGTTCGTCTTGTTCAGCCGCGTAGATATCGTCGTAAGTCAGATCACCATAATTGCCGCCCATGACATCATCCAAAACAACGCCACGGAAGGAATTATCAAGATAGTTAGGCTGTAACACGTAATCAAAACCAAAGAACTGAGGCTTGGCTTCGTCGATCGCTGAAGAAAATCCACCGACCCTGCCATTCCATGCCTTGGCCGCAACCAAACCGGCTGCGGTATCCAGAAATTCGGCCTGATGCCTGATGATCCCATCAGGTGTTGCGCTCAAGTGTGTGGTAACGAACGCGGGGTCGACCGGCACATATTTGCCGCCATCCATGCCGCCTTCGGATGGCATCATGCCAAAGCGCACGCGGGGGAAATGACCGTAATATCCAACCATCCCTCTGGAAGAAACCATTTCCTGACAAGCCGGACTATTAATAGCATCACATATCAATCTGGTATTAAAATTTCGCACCTGCCCGGTATGTTTCCGCCCTCTTTCTTTGAGGGAATATTGAATCATTGGCGTAGATATAGGCATATTGACTCCTTGTTTTATCTAATTGAGTCAATAATGCCTTTTGAAAAAACGCTCTCACCCGCAGTTTTCCGGTAACGCGCGTCTGTTGCGGAAAATCAAGGCATTTCTGGGGTTGCAAAACCATAACATCATGGAATTATCATGTTCATGGTGCGCGAAACATGCCGCAGTCAGAAAATCACATCAAAAAGAACAGCTTTCTTGCCAGTATTGGAATGACATCCAGTAAATGGGCTAAATCCAATCTCCCGGCGGCCAAGGAAATAAAAGAATCCGATGCGTATCTTTACGGATCAGGACAGACCACTGTCTCGTCATTGCTGGGGACTGACAGACGCGCCGCCAGGTCACGCCAGCAGATTTATAACAAATGGTCGAGTATGGAATCAGATCCGATTGGATCGACCGCAATAGGATTGCTGGTTACTTGCGCGCTTGGTGGGCACGAAACAAGCGGTGATCTGGTCTTTATCGAAAAGACGGCGGAGGCCAAAAAGAACAAAAGATTGGCTGCTATTGCTGATGAGATATCGGCTTCATTATCGCCACTGATTAACCGTGAGGCGCGCACAGTGGCGTACACCGGGGCAGCTTTTGGCGACTCTTTCGCGCGAATTTATGCAGAAAGATCGCGCGGAGTTGTGGATCTTTACACCGGAGAAATGATCAGGCCGCAATTGGTGCAGCCGTTCGAGAAGGGTAATAGAACAATTGGCTATGCGGTCTATACCGGGGCGCGCAATTTCGAGCGACTGGATATCTCACAGATGGCACGCTTCAAAATGCCGCGCACGCAATGGGTGCCACAGTTTGGGGTTGTAGAGAAGGCGTTAAGGATAGCAATTACCGAAGATAACATTGAGAATCTACCAATCATGCCAAGCATGGCCGGTGGCTCGCTGTTCTATAACGCTGAAGGCCCATACGACAATCTGTATTCATCACTTGTCGGTATTGTTGGCCAACGGTGGCTGGATTCGATAGACGAACAAATGCTGACTGTTAACCTAACGTCAATGTCGATTGAGCAACAAAACCGATTCCTGGCATCTATTAAAGCCATGCTGACCGCATCGAAACTGCGTGCTGAAGATGCTGTCAAGAACGGTCAGCCGGTATTGGAACGGATCAGGCACATTATTCCTACGTTCAATGAAAAACAACTCACGACCGTGGGTAACGCAAATGGTGGTCAGTCTGGTAGAACAAACAATATCAGCATTGAAGATATTATGCTTCACGCCCGCATGTATTCCGGTGCCATTGGCGTTGATCTGGCTATGCTTGGTTTTGCCGACCAACTGGCTGGCGGTCTTGGTGAAGGTGGATTTTTCAGAATGTCGGCTCAGGCAGCAGAAAACTCAAGGATTATTCGTAACTCATTATCAGAATTTATTTATCACGCTATTGATATCCATACGATGCACAAGTATGGAACGGTGTTTCATCCTCATGAACGGCCATTTACTGTTAATTTCTACGGTTCTATCTCAGCATTAGAAGCTGAGAAGCAACGCACGAAAGCTGATTCGATGAATTCCGGGATGATACTGGTTCAAGCCATGCAGCAAATGAAAGATATTGGCGCTACTAAAGAAATGATGCAAGAGTTCTTATCCAAGACCATGATGCTCGATGAAGATCAGGCAAAACTGTATGCGCCAATTGTAGAAACGAAGGATGAAAACCCGGGTGACGGACCAGGTGGGCAAGGATTCGGTCAAGAAAAAATGGATAGCGTGATAGAAACAGATACTCCAATTATCCAGAACCGCAAACAACGCCGCAGAAAAGGCAGGTAACAATATGTCCTTATACAACAACGTATCGCAAGCACTATCCAGACAAGGAACGATTGGAGCCACTATTTCAGGTACCACGTCTATCACGGGCGGGATCAGCAAACAGACCGCTAATATGATGGGCGGCGGTGAATTAGCTCAAGCCGTATCAAACATTGGTGGAGCCATGGCAACCAATGTCGTCCGGAATGCGATTAACCAGCACATACCGATAGAAGCCCATAGAGCATTGAATGTAGGTGGCGGTGTCGTAGGTGATCTGATGCGCGGAGATATCAGTGGCGCCGGACTGCGCGTGCTTGATTCCGGATTATTGAATGATTTCCTGCCAGGAATGAGCGGAATTGCATCACAAGCCATGTATTGGGGTAGACCAACGCCATTATTTGGCGGCATCACGCCTACCGAAGCCCGGCAAATATACCAAACGATGCGAAATGCCCGGCTATCGAAAAAGAATCTGTTTCTGATTGAGGTATCAAGCGCGCTTATGGGTGATTGGATATCGCAATGGTTCAATCTGTTCGCCACGGAGCTTGATTACACACCACTGACCATATCAGCAGACAAACGCAAGGTAGGCGGGGCTGTTCTTGATTTTCCTCAAAGCAGCGAGCCGGTCGAACTGCGTGTAACCACAATGGATGATCAATTTGGCACGATAAAACGCTGGTATGAGCAACATCATGCGGCAACTATATCTCAGGATGGCACCATGGGCACCCCTAGCCAGTATGCGATACAGTTTAAAATTGTTCACTCCTTTATCACCCGGGCAAGCGCGCCAGCAGAAGCTTACGAGAGCATTGGCTGGTTCAGGCCGTCAAATCTGGAAATAAGCCTATCCCGGCGCGATGATGCGATACAGGAAATCCAGATGACATTTTCGCAACTCGACACTTTTATTAAAATGTAAATAGACCATGGCAAACATTAAAAGCGACAATGACGGCTTCCTGATAGGCGAACCGCTCGACTTAAACAGAACGTTTGACCTGTGGAGTGACATCAGGAATGACATGAGAGCCGTTAGATTGGCACTCAGTGGGAAGGTTGTATCCGGATTGCCATCTGACAGGCAGGTATCAGCCAATCGCAAGAGTGACAACGAACGCGCACCGCAACAACCGGTTGCCATACCACAGCGCAGGGATGAAAGCGCGCGTAAATCCAAAGCATCATCATCAGCACCATCGGCTGCCAGCACTCGCAAAACTGCCATGGCACAACTAAAACCAACCGCAACACCGGGAAATGTCAGATCGACTGCAAAAGTGAATCAGTCCGCCGAAAGAGACACCAAAACCGGTCGATTCATAAAGAATGGTGGCAGCAGCAGTCCTTTATTCGGAAATGAAAGTGCTGGCAGCAATGACAAATATGTTAGCTCATCACCATCCGAAGATGGGGTAGTGCGCGCAGCGGCTGGAAAGATTGCTGATGCCGTGAGTTCTGCCAGCAGCGGCATGGAGGAAACTGACCCGGCAATTAAGGCATTCAGTGAAGTGGCGCAACCCATGGCGCGTGGTTATGAGATCCTGACAGCCGGTACCGGGCGTGAACAAAAGAATACTTTCCGGTGGTTTAGAAAGATATTTGGTGAAATAAAGCTATTCCGAAGGGATGAGTCGGTTTTCAATAAGGCAGCCAACAAAAGCCTAAAGAACATTGATGAGACAACATCTTCATCAGATCCATCAGGCGGTGATAGCAGCTGGTTGAGGCGTTATATTCTACCTATGCTTGCGATGGCATTGCCATTCATTGCTTCCGGTGCATCCATAACCGGTGGAGCAATAGGCAAGGCATGGGATGAGACTGTTACTGATTTTAAATCAGTGGCTACAAAAATCATCAATTCCTGGGATTCTACAACAGACAAATTCAACAATGTACTTAGCAGCATTGGAAGCAAAGTAGAATCATCCTGGAATATATTCACTAGGTTTGTAAAAGATAAGCTTGGTATTGATATTCCAAAAGCAATCAAGCCTATCACCGATAAAGTATCAAGCATTACCTCGGCCACAAAGCGCGCATACGATGTTGCAAAGGCCGGGGCAGGATCTGCATTAGAGAATGTAACGCTAAAAGGTTACCGTCACAAAGCGATGTTTGACGGCATCAAGGGCGGTGAGGATCTATCAAGATATGGAACCTATACCGATGCCGAAGCCAAGCGCATCAAGACATTAAAGACCAGTGCTGCCAACACTTCAGCCAATATTCCGGGCGGAATATCGCAGGAAATACAGGATAAGATATCTGCCCAGGCTAAGAAATATGGACTTGGCCCGGTAATGATGCAGAAAATAGCGGCAATGGAGAGCGGCGGCAATCCCAATGCCATCAGCAAGACTGGCGCGCTCGGGTTATATCAATTCACCGGACAAACAGCGTCAGGTGTGGGAATAAAGAATCGTTTCGATGTTGATCAGAACATTGAAGGCGGGATGAAGTTAACCAGCCAGAACATGGCCATGCTTAGAAAAGCAGGATTGCCGGTCACTGCAGAAAACATATACATGATGCACCAACTTGGACCAAGTGCTGCGCAAGAGATCATACGCGGGTCTGAGGGTGGAAAATCGAAGGATGACTTATCATCCAACACTCAGCGATCAATGAACCTGAATTATGGCGCTAATAGCAGAACGGCATCCGAGTACATTGATACCAACCGTATTGCACTGGATAAACGCTATGCCGCAACCGTTGTGAATGTTCAAACCGCTCACGCACAGGTGCCAGAATCACCCCGAATGCCAGCGCCTCAATTGCCAGCGGATGAGCCATCAATTGTAGAGCCATTGGCAAGCACGGGAAGCAGGAATCAAACGGTTATTGCTTCAGCACAGCAAGAAGTAGGTCAGGATGTTAAGGATAGACGGATTGCGCATATTGTTACTGGTGGGTTAAGCAATTGATAGCTATGCGGTGTCAACAACTAACACCTAATGGTATGGCCCCACAGGGGGCATGCTGCCCGATCCCTAATGCGAATTATCTTTATCCAGACTTCCCTTTATTGCAGAACGCCTTTTGATAATTCTAACGAGCTGCCGTAGGCAGTCCCGTTGAACGAATGATTAGGTTTTTTTCGTGAACATAAAGCAGTAAGTTGTCAATTTCTCTCGGGTTGAGGCTGACACCATATCGACTCTCGACATGCTCATGCAGAGACAAGCATTTTTCGGCGAACTTACGATACTCGTTATCAACTTTGGCGCTCGACTTTCCAGCCCGCTTCAATACGCCGCTAAGCATGCTGATGGCTTGACTAGCTCTGGTGTCGTAGATGTAAAAAAGCTTAGGCACATGGAAGTGTAGATACTTCGATGCCAGCGAACGCTTCTCAAGTCCACTTATTGAGCTAAACAGTTGCGTGGTTTCGTGATGAACGTGAAGCAACGTTGACCACGATTCCTGGCATGGCCGGTCGTATTGCTTGGCCTCTTCAATCCATGCATCGATGGCTGACTTAGCGATGTCAGGCGCGACTTTGGTGACGTAAAAATTAGCGTTTTCGTCTGACTTGTTTTTTCTACGTTCAATTGCTGCGGCATATGCTCGACCAACCAGCCAAACTTTAGCAATGACGTCAGGCTCTTGGGAATGTTTTGGATGAGAGCTGCATAGTTCATATAGAACAGCATTTCCAACATGCCAGGGTGATTGAGCTTGTGCTTTTTGGATGGCTTCGGTCAGTGGCATGAAAAACTTAACGTTGGAGATCAGAGGCGCCGGGTTGGGCATCAAGGCCACCGTGACCGATGCGTTCCCATGCCTCTTTGAACTGAGGCTGCTCATAGCTATTGGGTTGCAGCCAGAAAGAAACGCGGCCTTCTTTCTCTCCGCGATGGGCAAGCTCCTTTACCTCGGACGGCGTAAGAATGAATGCCTGCGGTGCTGCGGACGCCACCTTGTTGATGATGACCCAATAGTCACCCATGCATTTGTCCAGCGACTGCCCGAGCGGCACAGGGGCGCGCTTGCTGAGGGCTTTAACTTGAATGCCTTTGAAGCGAGAGGCGTCTCTGCTGTAGGCAATGATGTCCACGCCCCGCGCATTTCTTGTTGTAGGCATAACGTTCCAGCCCAGCAATGAAAGCTTGTAGCAGCAGTAGTACAAGCCCAGGTTACCCGTTATCTGTGGATTGAGGCTCATGATCTTGATGCCTAACGTTCAAGCTCAGGGGCGCAGGGCTAGAGGCTTCACCATCTTGGAAAGCGCAGCAGACCGCGCCTAGCATGACGGAATGGGAAGCTTGGGAAGTTATTGGCATACCAGTTAACTTGACGATGACAACGCTCTACAAAGTCTTTGTTTCGCCACATTAGGCGCATTTCATTTCTATCGAGTCTCTGCGACACATCTTCCTGATGTATTGCAGCAAATACACGTCCGGTATACGGGTTCAATTTTGGCCAGGATTGAGTCTTTGCGTTCTCGTGACCGTGCGGAACGGACGGTACGCAATCAACATCGCCTAAAGTGAAGTGCCACTTCTTTAGTACCAGAAACTTCATCCATTGCGGTTCGTCTCCGTCCGGAATTAATTTGGCGGGTTCCTGATCGGTAGCAACTGGTTTTAATACTTCATCTTCATGGCAAGGCTCTCGCACCGAGCGTTCCGTAAGCTCTGAGGATTGTTCGCGGGGATCTGCAATCGATCCTGTCTCATCCGCAAGCCATAGCGATACCTCTGTTCGCTCATGCATTTCCGCGAGTCCGATAAGTCCGATCACGAAACTAAGGTCGTTCAATAGTGTAATTGACATTTTCATATCGCGCGGGGTGGGTTTGTGAAGCCTAACGTAATATATACGACAAAAAATGCCTCATAATCTGGAACGGAATGTCAAATAACTTGGCTATGAGTTCTTAAGTCCTTATTACTTAATTAACTTTAGAATAGAATAGCTTCTAATATAAAGTATAAACGCGCCATTTAGTTTTCTCCATTCAAGTAACCGAGAGACTGCAAATGCATAATAATAACATGATGTTTATTGTTTCTGATTTGGTCATATTGCTAAGCAGGTTTATATTTCGTTTTGCTTGCCGCTAATCTTCTTTTCTCAAATCTGCAGGTGGTGTGATGGATCTTTCTCCGAATATGACTATTGTTGCTAAAACATTCACCGATATGATAGCGAAACAGCCTCTGTTAGTTGATATCTGGATATTTGTTTTCACAATTGTTTTTCTGGCTTTTTTACTGAAACTTGTTATAAAGCTTAGTGGTGGATTTACTAATTTTAAATATAAATCACTGGGAAACTTGTTTTCTAAAGCCGAACATTCATTTTTCTTGGCGCTGAAACAAGCCTTATCAAATGATGATTATGAAATATTTGCAAAAGTGCGCATTGCTGACGTACTGGTTCCTGATCACGCATTAAGTCGAAGAAATTGGAATACTGCATTCTATAAAATATCATCAAAGCATTTTGATTATGTGGTTTGCGACAAGCATACACTCGCTGTTCTTGCCGTTATCGAATTGGACGACCTAAGCCATAGTCTTAGCAAGACGCGCGCAAGGGATATTTTCGTTGAAAAGGCTTGCAAGACCGCCGGTCTGAAACTAATTCGCTTTCCATGTAGATCAAATTATCATCTTGAATCTGTCCACAATAAAATAATGGATTCCCTCAATCCACCTGTTTAAAGACTGTATTGTGTTTTCAAAACTTCGCAATCTGTACTGGCAGATCTCGTTACACGCGCAATCCATCCACTAAGCGCCGGTATTACCAATATGTCGCAGACAAAAAAACGCCTGATTGAGTCAAGCGGTGATGCTGAGGAATTCGGTTAAATGTAAAGCTTGAATGGTGGAAATGTAAAGCTTTGAAAGAAAAATTCATAATGTATTAAATAGCAATGTTAATTTTTTTGACCACAAATGAGGGCTGAGAAATCAACATTGCCATCAGCAACCCTCTAAATTAGCCAATTGGTCAACTTGCACAATTTCGCAAACTGCGATTTTATGCTTGCGCTGTAACACATAATTCAGTTTGGAATAATTTTTGAATAATTTTTCACGGAATTACAGCTTGTCCTGACGATAATAGTTTGAAACGAAAAAACCCGCCGAAGCGGGTTTAGTTTCTAACTGTCAGGTTGTTATTAAGCAGCTTTTTTGTGGCTATCTGAACTCAATATGCTACTTATTTCTTCCCATTGTGATTTAAGCTTTTCAGTTTCATTCTTAGCAATTTTTAATTGCTTCATAAACTCTACCCTAGCCTGAAGGGTTTCTTTGTCCAATAAATTCTTTCTCATGAAATATCTCCCTTACGTGGTTTATCAAAATGGAGCCTGCTTTTGTAAGCGTTCTACCGCATAATTGTAAGCATCCCTATCCTCATTCTCTAATGCTATTGCAATTTGTTGCATCATCAATATTTGTTGCTTTGCATTATGAATTTGCCTTGTATCATCGACATTTATTCTCCCCGATCTATTCAATGAAAGTATTAAATTTAATGTCCCATTGATAAACTTCAATGTAGCAATCATTTCATGAATATTGGGTTTAGCTAAAGCTATATTGGCAAAATCAAATATCTTTGTGTTACGAATAATTGCCAAACTTATTTCATAAACATCATTCCAGTAACTTTCGACTTCCCGTTGAATATTATCGTCACCAAAATATTCAATTTTTTCATCTTCTGTCATTTCTTGTTAGTTATTATTAATGGGACGTAATTATCTATTCCAAGGGACAGCTGCGTCAATAGCCACGATATCCTATGTTACACCCATAAAATTTATATAGTTGTATATTTAATAGCATCATGCTTAATATAATAGCTTTAATATTTGCTAGATAAGGCTCAAATAAAGCTACATAAGCACCTTCTCTATTACTACTTCCATAACTACGTCCACTATTGGAGTTACCATTAGGATAAAAGTTTACTAATTTAATGATACCGTAATTGCCCCAGTTGACAGAATCAATCCAGAATCACACGATTACTTGACAGAATCGCCGTTTTCTAGCGTATTATTTGCGTCGATTTGATGCAACCAGTTCCATTTTTCTTTGGTGAATGGTGTCCATGATGTATCTTGGAATATATCTCTATTCATAATCTTGTACGGCAAATACATTATAACTACTGTTACGTACGCGGCCAATGCAGAAATATCGGAGTAATGACTCCCGCTAGTTCTTAATATTACTTTCATTCTTGGCGATTTTGGAGGCATCTTCTCAGAGAATTTAGCCCAGGTTATTTGCATGGTTTTGCCCTGTAAATTGCGTAGTAAAGTGCTTAGAAGGATGCCGCCAAATTCAATCCGCGACAGTAGCTATCTTCCTCAATCTTGGCCATCTATCATGAATCCAGTGATACTCAAATGGAGTTTCTTCAGTAACCATATACCCCCTTTTTCACCGTCTCGCTCTGCAAGCAACGCTTGAATAGCCATACCAGGTGCAAGAGTGATCCAATGAGATTGCTTTTCTTGATCCTTTTCCATGAAACTATCTGCAGGGATCAATACGGGTCTGGGATGCCAAGGTTTCCATTTACCCATCTTGATGGAATCAATTCGCGCCCATCCACCGTTGGGGAATTTACCTACTGACTCGTCCTTACGTCTACCCCAGATAACCCAAGTTACACCGCCATGCCTGAGACTTATAGGTAATCTGGCTTCGGGCTGTGGAAAGTAGATTTTATGATCTTGATATTGGATTCCGCCGCACATGACACATGATAACTTATGTGTGATTAGGACTTAACAGATCATATTCAGATTATTTTTCTGGATTTTTGCTCATCCAATAGCATTGACCATAGTGTCCATAAAAGTAGCCGCATCACTTGAAGTGCTGATACACCCTTTACCGCATTGTGAAATCTACGTGTTTTTTAATTTATCCCCCTAATGCCGCAAGAACAATTATTCTTGATTCATGGCCTGACCCCGGTGGCGCTTAGGATACGGTGGTGCACTTGATTTTTGAATATGGGTTGATGATCCCGCAAGATTCGTTTACTATTCTTGTACTTGACCGCGTGTTGCTCGAAAGGCAATTCGCTTGTGCCAGAAAACACAAAATGGAGATCCACATGCAGAACTACTCCCCCCTGTTTCACACCCTCTACGACGAACAAGACCCCGTAGGTAAACTAGGTCGAGGCACCCACTATTCGATCCTTGGCGCAGTCCAGTGGGTAGATAAGCGGAAGAAATTACTTCCATTTCCAGGCATACAGCGGTTCGCTGTTATTTGGGACGAGGACCATGATGAACGAGTTATCGATGTCGCTGAACGCGCCTATATGCGCGGAATATTTGCACCTATTCTTTACATTAGTGAGAGAAAAGCATTTTTGACAGTTGTCGTGGATAAGGAATTTTACGAAATTATCCAAGGTGATTGGGTAAGCTATAATATGGCCTGGGAAGAGATTTGTACCAATGTACGCGGCGACCGATTTAATTTTGAGTTACACGTAGTGGAATCTGACGTTGGTATCATTATGGATAACGATGAAAAAGTTTCTACTTATTTAAAAAACATAGATAACCTTTGGAATCTTGGATTTAATCCGTATCTTCAACCAAGGAAAGAAGGAGAGCCTTTAATTATTCCCCCCCTGCCGAAATCTTCACCTTCACCATCTCCTACTACGTTCTTCAAATAGTACAAAAAGGAGTAGGTCGTTCGCATCTCAACCTTGGCAGAGCCAGAAGTTGAGATGCACAGCAGCAAGGGGTCAGGTCACGAAGCCATTTTTGAAGATGGTGATGACCGGGTAAGATTTTTATAGATCTTGGGAACGGTTGTGGCTGATTTTAACTGGCTGTGCTATAGCTATTGTTTGTGCCGGGTTTTCTCTTCTAGTCATAGCGCATCTATTCAAACATCAGCAAACATATCATCAACCTTTCCCTGGGCGGTTGCTGCTATTGACCCTGCGCCTCCTGATTCAGCATCAGCGGACACCATATAACTTGTGGCATCCTCAAGGAATACAAAACTCATCGCATCAATAATGTCTGGTGACTTTATCCCTTGCTTTCGCATTTCTTCCTTCTTTTCCATCACATACTTCAACCCACCCGCTTCTGCAAAGTGATAGGGCAACCTGGCGCCCTGTAGCAGTATTTTTTCACGCAACTTTCTATCAATATTTTGCGGTAGCACTACGCGCCCGGATCTGACCGCATCACGGAATCTCACCATCGCGCACGCCCGGCGGTTATAGAAACGATCCTGGTACTCTCTCTTAAAGCATGGTTTACCCCAATTGACCCTTACGACCGGCACCCCGGATGCTTCTATCAGCTTATTCACCGTGGCACCCACACCGCCGTTATCAACCAGTAATGTAGCGTTGGATAATTTGCCCACCAGGTTAACCAGATCACCGGCGAAAACGATTTCATTCTTACTGTTCGTGCAATAGGGTATTTCAATAAACTCTACGCGCCGCGCATCGTCCCCAAAGTCTCCATATCCAATAACCTTTGCAACAACAGCAACCGATTCATCCCGATACTCACCAAGCCCCACGTCGGCCAGCACAAACAAGCCATAAGGCTCATCATCCTGGATGATTTTTCGTGGTTCAAACGCTCTCTCTAATTCCGATCTGGATAGCAGGTTGCTTCCAGAATCTTCAGCAAAAAGACCTCTTACCCGGATCTTGTACTCAGTCGAATCCTTGCCTCCAGTCTCATCTTCCCTATCTTTAAGCCATTGCAGGGTTACAAAAGGCGATCTTTCAGAGCTAAATCTCAGGTTATCCCATGATCCACCATTGGTTTTTGACAGATTATGGTGCGTTTCGTAGAAACGCCCGGCATTCCTGACACCTTGAGAAGCCAGTAACGTTCTATTGCCTGCCTGCGTTTGGGTGCCCTCAATAACATCATAGTGATCATCCGGCACACCGGCCGCCTCATCGATGATGATTAACTGCCAGTGCCTATGCTTACCGGCCACACCGATTGCCTGCCCCTTCTGCATAGCAACCTGTGAAATAAACCATTGCTCTTCAAATCTTTTTACGTGAACGCTGGTCTTGGTTATTTCGTAGTAATCGTTTATCCAGCTATATGGTCCATAAGCAATACCAAGATAGGCATCATTCATTTCCTTCCAAATGCCGTCAGCAACTTGGCTTATCCTGGGCGCACCAATGTAAGTGTTGGAGCCTATCTCGATCTTGCCCTCATAGGATGCTATCGGGTGACAAAGCAGATGCCATAGCGATATTCTTGCAAACGCTGCGGTTTTCCCGGTCGAAGTACCAGATACCACGCTTACTTTCGCGTTCTCAGGAACGATTGCATGAAACAATTCCTCTTGATCTTCCGATGGCACCAGACCGCATACATTGACTGCAAACCGTAGCGGATCTGCGTGATATCTTTCTATAAATTCCGGATACCTTGGGTCATTGAATATCAAACCGGGCACTGCCATTGGCTAATCTTGACCGTGTTCTATCAGGATGCCGCGCTCCACAAGCAAGGCTTTTTGACGCTCCCTTGCCTGCGTCATCTTTTCCATGAAGGTTTGCTCAATCTGAATCAATGTTTCCCGGTCCAGTTTCACATTAATACCGACTTCGATCTTATCGCGCCATTTCCCAGGCTGACGGTTCTTTAACCAAATAAATGCGGCCGCAGTATCGGGCGGATAATGCTTAATTAATTCGGTTTGAGTAATTTCTCCTTGATGATTACTCACGTGGATTTCAGGGTGCGAGTAACCCATGGCTCTCTCGTACAATCTCTCCGCCACTCTGGAGTCAGCGGACATCTTTCCCTTTTTTAATGACTCGTAAAATCCCGAGTGATCAATTTTCCACCTATTAATGGTGCTAACATCGACCTCAAAGAACTCAGCCAGCTCGTCATCTGTTGCGCCCAACAGGCATAACCTATACGCCTGTTTATTATACTTTTCTCTGTAACACGTAGGTCTACCCGCGGATCCACTTCCTGCTTCATTATCAGTTTCCGGCTCATCATTGATGGTTTCTATATCGATGGTTTCCGAAACCTTTGCATGGTTTTCCTTAGAAACCTTGGAAACCTTTCTTTTAGGTATTAACTTGCTTGATTCTTCTGCTGTTTTCTTGGGATTTGATAGCTTTGCGGCATCCTTATTTGATGGTTTCTTGCTTTTCTTTTTCCATTGATCACGAATAGAAACCTTGCGTACACCCGGCGCAGATACTGGCAGCGATAATTCCTCAATAATCCACGCATATCCTTCGCGCGGGTCGGCTTCCCAGGCCGCTCGTACCTTAGCCCACTCTTCCAGTGTTAATTTTGGTTTTGCTGCCATACAATCACAACAATTTCTTTTGAATCGGATTATCAGACTGCGACACGATAAGCTGCCCAATACCAGGGACCGCACACTCACTGCTAAACCTCGTGACCTTCCTTTTGCTGGTACCGGATACGTCCAACAAGCGGCCGATAGCAGAAAGCAGTCTGCTTCCTCCGCGCATGTCATCAAAAGTTTCTGAATTAAGCTCAACGAATCTATTAAATGCGTCATTCACATCCTGCGATGCGGAGAACATTAAAGCGGCTGATTCACTGATAGCATCAAGCCTGATTTTGAGCCTCTTCAATGTCTCCATATCACGCTGGCGACCAGCCTCCCACGCCTCCATCATCCATTTGGCCATATCCCTTTCTTGCAAAGCTCTGGCGCTCAACTCCCAGTCATCCGATTCACCGTAAATGTAATCGATCGACACCTCATAAAGTCTGGCGGCTCTCAGAATCATCCAATGCGGAACAGAATTTGTGTCTGTTCCGCCCTCGATCTTGGCCAATTTCGATGAATTGGCATATCCTAGCCGTCTAGCCGCGTCACTTTGTTGCATTCCGATTGATTCTCTTGCTGCGCGCAATCTGATACCTATATTTTTGGCCAATGCTGCGCGCGTAGTTGCTTTTGGAATATCCAGGGGCGGTCTGTTGTCGGCCATTAACAATTTACCTCGTTTGTTTGTCGATATTGGTACCGTTGTGCCATTAATTACCATTTCCAATTTCTTTAATGTCCCATTGGCCGGGATGTTTTTTTCTTTTTTTTATCAGGAAGAACCTGAACGGGAAAATCTCTGCCGCGATCTTAATTTTTACATTTGCATCTTCAAGCATAAATCCTTTAACTTCATGAACTTCTAGCTTACCGTCAGCTTTCATGACAAAGAAATCTGCCGTGTAATACGTGTTATCTGCCAACCGCAGCTTTATAGCTTCAAACTTCCACCAGACAATCTCACCGCACGCTTTCAATGCCTCCAAGTACTGTGAGTACGTGGCTTCTGTTTTATTCATCTTGCCGGTTTTCATGCGGCCAAGCGCCTGCATGTTGCGCATTGATTCGCTTCCTGAGATGCTGCGGCGATTACTGATTGCTGGAACTGACTGAACAGATTGCCCGGACACCCTCAGAGTGCCGCTTTTTAAGCGCTCCTCAATGCTTTTCCTGAATGCTGGAGAAAAAGCTGTCATTTACCGTTCAACTGTTTTAATTTGTCAGCAATTTGATACAGCCCATCAGCATTGTCATAGGTATACAAAAATGTTAATCGGTACTTCCCATCGCGCTTTACTAAGTCACCGATAGCACTGCCGCACTCATGCTTTATATTGATAACACCATCATCTTGTTCTATGAATTGCAGGGTATTACCGTCATTTAACTCATCAAGTTTTTCTGCTTCTTGGCGCAAATCTCTTGACGTGCATGCATAGCCGGTTTCATTAACCGGTGTTGTGTTTGCTGTAACGAAATCAGTCATATCCTTATCAATCCTTCGTTTATTAATATTTGCAAAGACCTCAAATGACCCTCAAAAAAACACACCTGGATATACTCATAAGGCAAATAAGTATTTATTCTCCTATCATAAGCATCATGGCAGGCATGACAGCCATAAGCTCCACCCAAATCGAAGCTTTTCTTACCAACACCCTTACCAGAAGCCAGACCGTTTGCATGGCACCAGACAACTGTTTCCGGGTTGTGATTGCACACGCCCGGTATCCTTATTTGGCATTGCTTGCCTCTTGCGCTTTCGGTAATCCTGTTACTCATTTGGCATTCTCTCTGCCATTTCCTCAATTTCTTCAGGATCTAAGTCCTGCCAGTAGACATCAACTATGTACCTGCAGATAACTCTCATAGCCTCATTAAATTCAGCCTCTCCTAAATTGTCAAAACTTAGGCTTAGAGGGTATCGATGCAAATCCCAATCTCCACCGCGCTTTTTAATTTTTATTTCTTCGCACGCCGCACCAGATTCAATTTGTAGTCGCTTCAATACGTCATGCGCGCTCACGTAATACCTAAAATCATCGTGGCTTTGCATCATCAACACGCCGATTTTGTGAGCGTTTTTATGCGTTCCTGGTTTGCGAAGTTTCGATAATTGAGCCGATAAAACATCCCCTACTTTGTATTTCTTTTCCCTCAATCTGGTCTCTGCATAAGGATCGGCAGGAACTAGACCATTTTTTGCCACACGCAAATATATTTTCTCTGGTCTACGCTTTGGCTTTACTAAGAATTCGTTTACTTGCTGGCTCATGCAAATAACCTCATTTGTTGTTCATTTGCCGTAATACGCTTACACGCAGCTTTGTAATAATCACCGTCCAGCTCACACCCGACAAACTCAAAACCCATGTTATTTGCTGCAATTGCAGATGATCCCGACCCTAAGTGCGAATCATAAATTTTCTGTCCTGACTTGGCGTATTTGTTCAATATCCACTCATACAACCGCACCGGCTTCTGTGTCGGGTGAATCCTGACTTCTTTTTGTACTCCCGGCTCTTGCCAGAAACCAGACCAAAGGTGTTTAAAAATATCAATCCGGTTATAAAATGACTGATAGGCGATTTCTGCCATACTGAACGGGCTTCCCTGCTCGCCTTTTATCCAAATAATCCGGCCACCAGGAGCGGCAAAATCGTAGTAATTTATTCCCCAAATAATCTGGTTTTTGGATACCCGAACCAATTCATCCATGTATTCCTGACCGGGTACCGCCCAAGTTTTTGAAATATCCTTGTAGTTACCAGTCTTTGATCTTTGCTTCGATCCTTCGTAATATCCAGGCTTTTGCGGGCCATCAAAGTACGGCGGATCTGTCACAGCAAGATCGAAATAACTATCTGGTACCGTGCGCATGAATTCCATGCAGTCAACATTCATGATCGTCGATGTTTTGATGATTTGCTGGTTCATTTTGCTAAATATCGATATTAAAAAGTAGCCGAGCCGATTAAAGCCCGGCTATAAATGCAGGCGCCATTATCAAAAACGTCCGCCCGAAGTACCCATAAATGCTTTTATAAATTCTAATTTCCTGATCTACTTGCGCCTTTCCTTCAGCAAATCCATTCTCAATCGTTGCATCGCCGCAAATCCCCGCTTCTTCTCTATACCTTCCAGGTATGATTCAATCTTCTATTCGGTTCTGGCTCTCCGAATCACTTCCCTTACTTCGGTTTCGTGCCGGTATTGCTCGCTGTATTTTGGATCTGGCGTTTCTGAGCAATCTATGCACTGGCATTCAGTCATGCTTTTTTGTCTTTTCTGCTTGCATCAAAAATAAGACTAAGTTCAGGTATCGCCTTATCGACCTGCGTGAACCCAACCAGCGGTTTGTCAGTGCCGCCAGAGAGCACACGCCGACAAGCAGCTTCATTACCAATCATCACGCAAGGCTGTATCGTCTGTCCCTTGCTTCGGTTGTATGCATTGGCTATCCCTGTCAATACAGCCGGGTATTCCGGTATCTCGCTGCGCTCACGAAAACCACGGTACCGGTTTTCAAATTCCCTTGCCACGAACGGCCATTCATCCTCATTTTTTTGACCCAAAGCAATCCAACCGCCCATGTCATGCAATACCCGGTGAATCAATGAATCATCAAAGACCACATCAACGTATGTCCCCTTGTGACGCACTGCTTTATCAACCTTTGCCCATGCCACCATTGCCGCATCTTGAGTTGAACCTTGCAACATGCGAATAATGTCAGCCGGTTTTGGTAGCCACCTTCCTGATTCGGTGTTTACCACATGCCGATTGAAGGCTTGCACGATTGCTGGCAGATCGAATTGCTTTAGTGCATTCCACCAGGTATCAAGCGCGAAAGTATTGATTTCCTTATCGTAAAATCCATAAACACCTGCCAATCCATCGCGGAATTTTTCAAAGTCTTTTTCAGTCATTTCTCTACCCTCATTTCTGGAGGTTCCCAATCACTTACAGCATCCATGTTGCTTTGCAATATCCGATCTGCTTTGTTCGGAATCTTGCCATGCAGAACCTTTACTTTAGCCTGCAAAGCCTCGGTTCTCTGTCCTCTAACGATCCCCAAAATGTACGAAAATCCTTTTCCCTTATCCTTCGCGGTTCGTGCTGCGTAGACAAATTCATCGATTGTTGCGCCAGCCTCGATCATCATCAAAAGCTCTGGATGCGATGAATTTACATCGATGATCCCAATTTTTTTGATGGCAAGGCACACGCTTGCCGCTGGGGTTTGCTTGCCGGGTGCTTTCGGTGGATCTGTTGCGGTCTGTTCTGGTTTTTGAGAATAATTCTCAACTTCATCGCTACACTGTTGGGAGGGATAATAAGTGTGTGTTATATCCTCTGGTTCTTGGTTTATTGGTTCTTTGGTTAATGCGTTAATGCGTTCAGGTTTGTTTTGGTTATGTTCTGGGTTACCCAGAATAACCTGCTGGGTTTTGTCAGGCTCTGGTATTGACATTGGCCTACCGCCCTTCTTTCCGTTTTTCCTTGAATTCTCTGCTTTATGTCTGTAATCAGCGATTTCCATATCGCATCTTTTATGAATCCATCCCTCATCAGTTAAAGTAAAGAACTCATCAAGGATGATTTCTATTGCACTTATTTCATCCTGGGTTCTTGCTGATAACCTACGAATAACCTGCTGGGTTTCTTTGGGTATTGGTGATTCCGATAAGTAATACATATCCAACAACTGACGATAAACGCCATGTTCAAGAAGTGACAAATGAACCGTGTCCCTTCTGTAGTCCCCAATGTTGTGCTGGTAGTAATGCATTTATCGATCACCCATAATGGCCATATATGCACCAATAAACTGAGCAGCCAATTGCGGCACTATCGCATTGCCATATCCCTTTAACCTCATAGCGCGCGCTTCCGCCGTTGCGTTGGCATTGATCTGTGCGCTCGTATCGCTGCCTCGCACCATTCCTTTGGGAACGACATCAACCAGCGGCTGAATGCCGGGTTCAATTGGCCTTTGTTTTCCGTCCCTGCATCCGATCCATTGGATTCTGCGAGATACACCTGATCCTCCAAGCGACTCTTCCCGTCCATCGATCGCTCCGGATTCCCGCAACCGGCGTTTGTCGTAACTCTCGGGGTCGCCCAACCGGCTAATTGTGCCGCCACATCTAATCTGTCCACCGACAGCTTCCCATTCCTGATCCTGCCGCCATGGTATCCGCCCTTGTGGTCTGTTGCTGATGTTGTCGGCCACCCAGTACAATCTTTGCCTGATGTGCGGCGCGCCGATGCTGTGTGCGCCCAATATGATCGACCCGACGGCGTAATCAAACGCTTCCATTTCTGCGTATATATCATCGAGCCAACCGTGTTTAATAGCTCCTGGAACCTGCTCTCCAAACAACGTTGTAGGCTTGCACTGTCTGACCAACTCAAGGAAGTGCGGCAAAAAATGTCTTTCGTCCGATTTTCCAAGCCCTTTACCGGCAGCAGAGAAGGGCTGGCAAGGGAGGCTGGCTGTCCAAACTCCAACATCATCTGGCCACCCCGCAAGCCTGAGAGCGCATGACCATCCACCGATACCGGCAAAAAAGTGGTGCTGGCTGTATCCTCGCAAATCGCTTGCTGAGACATCGAGAATTGATCTTTCATCAACTTCACCATTTGCAATCAATCTTTCCTTTATCAATTCCCTCAGCCAAGCTGCGGTTTTCGGATCAAATTCGTTGTAGTAGGCAGTCATATGCGTGAGCGTGAGAGGTTGTGTGGCATAACATCACAAAAAAAGCCGTAGCGAAAAGGGAAGTTAACGCCACGGCAAAGCCTCGCAGTACAACATCGTATAAACTCACGAGTAATCCTCGGTAGTTCGGAATTGGGCGCCCCTGACAGGACTTGAACCTGCGACCTATCAGCATTATCATGACCGCTCTACCAACTGAGCTACAGGGGTTTTGATTGCGTGCCCAAAAGACACGCGAATTAGTGAGTGCCATCCGACTACGCACGATATGTTGTGCGCTGGCCTCTGCGGTGAGATCTCATAAAGGAAGGTATGAGTCTGTTTATTCATTGAATGATTTGTACAAAAGCGCTGAAACCTGCATCAGTTCGAGCAAAAGTGGAAGTAATTCTCTTCGTTCACCAGCATCGAAACGCATATCGCTCGCAGCCTCTGAACCCTTACCAAGCAGATCCGACGCTCTTTTAACCAGCTTCAAAAACACCGTAATCTGATTGCTGTCATTCAAGCTACTATCATCAAGCATCAAATCCATTGGCACCTGACCAACAAACTGAGAAATTGCAAAAACCGATGATTTGCCCTGCGTCTGGATGATTATTTCTATGATTGTGGCGAATGATGGCGGGAGTGATTCGTGATCCGGATTAAGGTTATTCGCTAACGTGCTTCCGTTAACACCAATGATTTCTGCCAGAGCCCTTATCCCACCGGGATATTTCTTTGCATCAGCCTGTAGCGCTAAAAATAGCGCCCGGTATGATTGTTTAGCGTTTATTGATGTGTGTCTCACAGCGATCCTCTTATTTTGTTCGCCTTTAAGTGCTGCGCATAATCATTGATCATGCTGATCATGGAAAACTATGCCGCTTCTTCAGAGTTTGTTTTCAGTTTGAATGAAGCAAATAAATCCGGGAACAAAAGCTCCAGATACATAGCTCTTGCCTCAGGAATACCTTCATTTCTCCATTTTGAAACAGCTTGCGACGACACATTACATAACCTCGCAACAGCTACTGTTCCGCCCATATCATCAATTAACTTAGAATAATTTTTATGTTCCATACTGATCATTGTAACCATAGTTACCTAATAAATGCAAATTATAGTTTCGATAATTTATGTAACCATGCTCACATGGAGACAATAGGACAAAGAATTAAAAGACTAAGAGAGGGATATGAATACTCTCAAGATTTTGTCGCAAAAAAAGTAGGAGTAAGCAGGGTAGCTGTAACAAAATGGGAAAGTGGGCAAACTGCCAATTTAAAACTTAGTAACTTAATGAATTTATGTAAGTTATTAAATGTGTCGGTTGAATATTTAATTTATGGCGAAGTACCAGGAACCGAGAAAACAAAAAACACAGAAAGCAATGCCGGGAAGTTAATTACAAAGAAAGATAAAAAAATCAAAACGATTGTTGACAGCCTTCCTTATTTAGACGAAGAAGAATTAGACGCAACGAAAACTGTTACTAGTACTTTTAAAAATAAGAAAACCTCAAAAAAAGCAAATAACAAATAAGATTGATAATGTGATTTATTTGAGCAGCTGGTGCGTTCAAAAGCAGTGCAAATGCAAATAAATAAGCCCGAGTTCTATTGCTGTTTTCATATTTATATTTTTGAAATGTTAACATTAATATTAGGTATTCCTTACTTATTTGCCAATAGACACTCCTTATTTAATAAATATTAGGATTGCCTAATCATGCCAACCTTATCTAATAGATTAAAACTTGCCATGGAAGGACCGCCATGGATCACTCAAAAGGCGTTGGCTGATGCTTGCGGAATAAAACCGCCTTCTGTAAGCGATTGGCTGTCAGGTAGGACGAAGCATATTGAAGGAGCTAATCTATTGGCTGCCTCAAAGTTTCTGAATGTTAGGCCGGAATGGCTCGCTACAGGAAGGGGCGATATGCGGCAGATTACATTGGATAGCCTTGAGGATAATGTTGATTCAGATATCCAAGAAGTAATAAACGCCTATAAAAATCTATCACCTGAAGACAAGATAAAGTTTAAAAGCTCTATTAAAAATTATGAAATTGAAAACAGTTCAGCAAAAGCACAAGACAAAGAAGATTGATAACATTGTTTATCTAAGCGAATGGTGCGAACAAGATCTGTGCAAATGCAAATAATGAATCTTGCGCCACTGTTTGTGGGGTTCAAGGCAGGAGATACTAAATATTATGATGATATAAATGAAAAAAGTATGGCTTGTCCGTAACATTTATCACACTTTAAACAGGTGGTACTCAGGTTATGACGTTAGGGTTGACCCTGACAAACCTGATACTGGTGCCGGTGGTCTTGGAGTCCTACATGAAACTAAAAAAGAATTCCATTGGACAGCTAAATTAGCACGATCTGTTTGGGAGTTCTCTTCTGGAAATTGGATAAATAGGCTTACACTATTCTTTACTGCGATGATTGCTATCGCAACTATCGGGATCTGGCTTTTTCCCGTAAAGCAAGATCATCCAGAACCTATTCCTCCAGTTTTGTTGAACCAAGATTACGCAGGTCAGAAAACCCCACCACCAAGCACTGAACCACATAAGGAATTCTCTGAGCATAATAATGAATCCATAGAAATGTAGAAATTGAGAATTATTAAGACTCATTCTATATGGCGAATACAAAAGGATAGTTTGAATTTTCCTAAACTGGTCGAACCAAGAGCAGTGTAAATGCAACAATAACAAATAAATTTAGGCGGAAACATGGACTTAATAGATCAACTTAAAGAACTGGCATTACGAATCAGTAAGGTAAAAGACACCATACAGACGGAAGAAGCTACCAAGAACGCACTGATAATGCCTTTTATACAGTTGCTTGGATATAACGTATTTGATCCAACAGAAGTTACGCCTGAATTGATTGCAGATATAGGGTTAAAAAAGGGCGAGAAAGTTGATTATGCGATCTTAATGGATGGTAAGCCGATAATGTTATTCGAGTGCAAGAAAAGCGGCGGTGATTTGAGTATCAATCATGCTTCTCAGTTATTCCGGTATTTCCATGTTACTGAGGCGCGTTTCGGTGTGTTAACAAATGGCATCTCGTATCGGTTTTTCACGGATCTTGAGCAGCCGAACAAAATGGATGAAAGGCCTTTCTTTGAATTTAACATTCTTGATTTTAAAGAACAGCACGTTGAAGAACTTAAAAAGTTTACAAAAACTGCATTTGACTTAGAAAACATACTTAATACTGCCAGTGACCTGAAATACACTCGGGCGGTCGGGAATGTTTTAAACGATTGGATAGACAATCCATCAGAAGATTTTGTCAAGCTGGTGTGCGGAGAAGTTTTAAACGGAAAACGCTTCACCCCGGCAATTAAAGAGCAGTTCACCCAGATCACGAAGGATGCATTTAGCCAGCTTATCAGTGAAAAGATAACTGAGCGATTAAAGATGGCTATGGATCAATCATCCGGTGCGAGAACATTGCCGGTAGGTCAGGAATCAAGTGACATCACAACGACCGCAGAAGAAATGGAATGCTTTCGAATAGTTCGAGCGATTTTATGCGAAATAATTGAACCCAAAAGAGTTGTTATGAGAGATGCAAAAAGCTACTGTGCTATTCTTTTTGATGACAATAACCGCAAGCCTATTTGTCGCCTGAGATTCAACAATACATCTAAGCTATCAATAGGATTCTTTGACGAAAAAGAAGAAAACATAATCTCTATTGATGACATGTCTGGAATCTATAAGCATGCTGATAAGTTGAAGAAAACAACACTTGCCTATATTGGATCAGATGAAATAAAACCGGCATGCTGAGCCCGAGCCAACCACCTACGCGATGCTGCTGACCGGGCTGGGGTTGGTGGGGTTTATGGAAAAAAAACAATAAACAAAAATATTAATACTTTCATATAAATAAAATGACGACCCCAAAAAAGAAACCGAAAAAGCTGCAGTACAGGAGGGCTGTTTGGAATTCTGATGGTGACAAGCAAGAAAATACAAATAGTTTAGAAACGTATCTAAAAGATACCCTCGCTAAGTCATCAAACGCCGGAGACTTAACTTTTCCATGGGGCTCAATCAATATAACTTGCGCAGATTCAAAATCAGATAATGATGGAATTTATTTGCAAATAGCCAGGTATTCCCCTGGTGGCAATACATGCACTATCGATAAGGATCTTTTGCAAGCAAGAAGACAGATATTTGTTGAACCCGCTCCCGAAGGCAAAGATTATATGGAAGGAGATATCTTTGTTTTAGTTAAAGATAATCATGTTCTTCTTTGTCCGTCTGGAGCAAGAGAAAATATCGCTAAAAAGTTTTTCTCATTTATTCTAGAAAAACAAGACAGAAAATGGAGCGCTCACACACTTGATCTGCAGATAGTAGCAAATATTGATAAGTTAAAATTAATACAAAACGAAGGTGTAAAAGAACTTATCTTAAATGCATCAATTTATGATGCAAGCAAACAATTTATTGAACAAAATAATAATAAACTATCAGGATTAATTCCTAATTTTATTCACAATCTTGAAAGAATCTTTGCAAAAGATAAAAGTCTAAAAGATATTCAAGAACAAGAGAATCTGAATGTTTCTATATCAATAAAATTTGATGGAAAAGAGGCGCGTAGCCAGAAAAAGAAAAATGCTGATTTTGGAACAGTTGGATTAAGAAGATTGCAATCCGCATCAGAAATGATTCTTAATGAGTCTGATGAGTTTAGAGACGATGACTTTGAGATCGTAACCAAGAATGACAAAAGGATTTCTCCAAATGAATTGCAGGTATCAGAGGAATTCAATATTGAAATATTGGGCACTTCAATAACAAAAGACGGGGCTTGGGGTGCGCTAAAAACGTATTATGATAAATTAAAGGGGAATGGTATCCTTGAACAATGAACTCAGACATCGATTTTAATAAAATTAAATATGCTTTATTAATTAGCATATTATCGTTTATATTAACGATTTTTATTAAACCATTAATTGCAGATAATTCAAATGCAGTTAATGTAATTGTTACTGTGTTTTCAATTTTTGCTGCATTTTTAATAGCATTTATCACACTGGTGGGTGATCCAAGTTATGCTCCAAAAGGAAGCTGGAGAATTGCTTTTTTTCATCAGGAAAGAATAGTAAATATAATGATAAGATACAAGTGGCTGTTTTATTTATATTTAACTATTCTACTTTTAGTATTTTTATCATTTCTTTTGGGGACAAACTACCCTGGATTGGTAAGTATTATCGAATATTGCTATGTATTTTTTTCGGTTTTAGCTTTTATTCTTTCATTCAATATTCCATCGTCAGTTATTAGGATGCATCAAGAAAGAATCGAAGAAGAAATTATAAAGCGACGAAGAATAGATGGCATAAAATAATTTCTTTGAGAAACTGTACAACCCGCCCCGGCGGGTTTTTTATTCCACACAAATCAACTTATCCCAATCAGTAGTGTAATTATGACTCTTATTTTCACGACGCATTGACAAGGTTTTCTTGAATCCTTCCGATGCTAATCTGATAGTTCCCCGCCCCATCCTGTCATTCACCCCATCAATCACATCTCTTTTCCTATTCCAAAACATATTGCCTCCAATTAAAACTGATAAAATCAATTTAGGAATCAACACTTACCACAGGAGCCTCACCATGAACAAGGAAGAACCGACAACCAAGCAAATTATCGCCGAATTAATTCACTCCTTTGAAGGATCGCTCGAAATACTAGCCGGAGCCGTGGCCAGATCAGGCGATGCCGAGAAATTCCAGCATGCTTTGCAGAAGCAGATAACCATTGCAGAGTCCGGGAAGCTGGCAACACCACTGGCAATCCGTTTAGCCACTTCTGCACTCGCTGCTGTTGAAGCCGTACGCCGGGAACAAGTTCAGTTAGATGATGAAAATGAACCCCAGCACTAAGCCTATCCACACCATTCAATTCCAGACAACCATTCCTGCATCTCACCTTTACTGTAATTTATAACGACCCCGTCTAATTAACCATTCAAAGACCCGCCCCGAGCGGGTTTTTTATTTATTATCAATGTGTGATAACGAACTGACTAAGTTTTGTTTGCAGGGAATCATGATTAATCTTTCTGAAGTATTTATCAACCCTAACGCCCTCTCTTCTAAAGCTGGGTATTAATAATTAATCTTTTATATAAGGAGATCGACAATCATGGCAACAAAAACGGATATTGGACCACATGATCATTCACCTTGTGTAGATCAAACACCTCCTAGAGAAATTAACCCGGAAGATATACCTCCGAATAAGATCATTCCTGAAACTCCTCCAAAGAAGAAAAAAATTCAAGACGAATCTGGTCATGTGGAAAACGTAAATCAGAAGGTAGCATTTCTTCATAAATGACCAAATGATGGCACGCCCTCCCCCTAACACCAAACCTGCTCCGGCTGGCATTGGTGGGCATGTTCCAGAAAGCAATTCCTGGAACATGCTTAACGCATCAACTTACATTCTTCACCGGGCACTGCGGATCGATCACATAGCTGGTCTGGTCGAATTTATTCCAGGCGCCTGTACCTGCACCATCCACAACCAGAATAGTGATGATTCCGAAATCGATCAGGATACCGAGCAGCGTTGTTGCGTCAAAAGATTTTGACGCGGGAATGGAAACAGCATTGCAACCCTCTTTCCTGGCCGTAATGATGTAATCCTCTTTCTTCCTGAATGTGGTAACCGTGTTTCCCTTGCCAACAAGCGCTTCATTAACATACAGATCGACATCCGGTTGATTGCTGCGGATTGCAACCTGTTGCGTTGATCCGTTGAACATCGTGGCACACCCGGAAAATGTCATTGCCATTAATGCCGCGCTCAGAATCCTTCTCATTTTCTCCCCTTTATTATTAGAAACACAACAGTATTGTTGTGAACCGGCATCATAAAACAAATCAAGCTCTTTTCCCATTCGCACGGGCGCACTGCCCATAGTTCCATCCCGCACAGCACAACCACACCACTCCATCTCTGAAAATAATACCATTTCGTGTTTAGTAATCATATTTACATTTTATATGTAACTAAGGTTGACATTATCATAAATAGTAACTATAGTTACATCATTAACCAGCCATAAACCGTGAGCGTAGGCTGATTGAAAAGAATTACACCTTGGCAGCTAGTCGCCATGAACTCGCCGGAATATGGGTGCGACGTGACAGCCGGAGAGAGACGGCAATAAAAAACGGGAGGATTTTATGAATCAACTAATGAAATGCCGAGTACTAATCAAAACAGCCAACTACAGCTACCGATATACCGGCTTGTTCCGATCGACATCGGCTGCCGTCATGGACGCAATCGGTCGAGCAAATTGCCGGTGCAGCGTTTGTGTAGAGGTGGCGAAATGATATCGGGAAGTAGAAAACCGATACAGATGCTTAAAAATAACACTGGATTATTAACGGTGCTATGTGATGACGGATCAATTTGGTATCAGTTCTACAACCAAGAAGCAGATAGAACTGAGTGGGTTCGTGACATAGGAATTCCGCAAGATGATGAGATTAACAAATGAATCTACCGGTCATGAAATTATCCAGCAAGCAAGTTGCGTTGCGTATACGCGAGAACCAATGGGATCAGTTGAGTATAGCGATAGATGACTTAGTTATGAATCGCGAATATCCGCTTGATGTTTCTGAATTTTTGAAATGTTTGCAGGCATCGCTGACAAAACGTCAAGGGCTTATTGATGAGTTTTCGCAAGAACACAGAAATATACAGCAAAACGTGAACATTCTGGATGCGTTCATTCTGTGTGTGGATTGCACCTATGAATCTGCTGGTGTTGCAACGAGAACTGAAAAACTCGCTAAGTTGAAGTCCACAATCACAAATCTGGAGGTGGTGCCGTGAACGAAGAGATCAAATTGATTGTTTTGGGAATCCTGCTGGTGCTATCAGCAATCTGGATGGACGATGGCGCGGCACAGCGGTGGTGCGATACATATCAGTTCTGCGGAGAACACAATCATGATCACGAAGATCGTTAGAACATGGAAGTTCATATCTGATTTGATTTCTATATTCGCGAGCGGTTTACATTTTTAGAAGCGTGGCGGCTGGCAAAAATTACAAGGAGCAAGAAGTAATGAGCGCATTACCACAAGAAATTCATCACGACAGAACACGTTTTATTGGTGGGTCTGATACTGCGGCGATACTGGGAGTTTCGCCATGGAAGTCGAAATTTCAGCTTTATCAAGAAAAAGTAGGCGAACACCAAGAAGAAGTAACGCCAGCCAAACAAAAAATATTCAATCGCGGGAAACGCTGGGAACCCGTTGTGATTGAAATGCTGGTTGATGAGCTGGAAGATCGCGGCCACGACGTAAAGATTATAGCGAGAAATGAGCGTTACCTAGATCCTGAGCATGCGTTTCTGGCAGCAGAGATCGACCTTGAATTGATGCTTGATGGCGAGCATGTGAACGGTGAAATGAAAACCGTTCATCCGTTTGCCGCCAAGGATTGGGGTGAAGAAGGGACTGATGAAATACCCCTGTATTACACGAGCCAAGTTCTGCATGGGCAAATGATTACGGGGCGTAATAAAACCATCGTTGCGGCATTGATTGGAGCAGATGATCTGCGCGTGCATCAGGTTAATCGTGACGATGAAATGATCCAAATTATTCGCAATCAAGAAATATGGTTTTGGGACAGCATCCAGAAGCGCGAAGCACCGGAACCTACGACACTGGAAGATATTTTAAGGCTCTACTCTCGTGACAGCGGTGAAGCAATAGAAGCAAGCGATGAATTGCTAGATCTGATTGATGAGCTGAAAGTTGTAAAGCAAGCACTGAAAAACGGAGAAGCTGCTGAAACAAGAATAAAAATAATGATTGGGAAAATACTTAAGACTGCTTCCGTAGCAATATCAAACGGCAAGCCAGTGTTGACATGGAAATCTCAGTCTACTGACAGATTAGATGTTGAAACCATAAAAACTCAGGCACCTGGAATCTACAATCAATATCTTAAAACATCAGATTCTCGTGTTTTAAGACTCAAAAAATAAGGAAATTATCATGAGCGTACAAGCATTAAAAGCCGCAGCAACTGGCGAAGACAAAGCAAGGTTCTCTGACCTAAAACCTAAAGATCAGATAGCTCACTTGTTGAACTCAAAGAAGGCGGAGATCAGCAAGATGCTACCCAAGCATTTGAACGCAGAGAGACTTTTGAAAGTTGCGCAAATTGCAGCAACCACAACACCGGCGCTTGCGAAATGTGATGTTCCGAGTCTTATCGGAGCAATTGGCCAGTGCGCGCAAATGGGGCTGGAACCAAACACGGTTTTGGGACATGCGTACCTTTTGCCTTTTAACACCAAACGCAAGGACGCAAACGGCAATGAAAAATGGGTCAATTCCGTACAGGTAATTATTGGCTATAAAGGATTGATAGACCTTGCGAGACGTTCCGGTCAGATCATCAGTATAGCGGCGCACGAAGTTTGCTCAAACGATAAATTTGAGCTTGTCTATGGGCTGGATGAAAAACTCAACCATACTCCATCGATGAGTGCGCGCGGTGAAGTCATCGGATTTTACGCAATAGCCAAACTCAAAGACGGCGGTCACGCTTTCGAGTTTATGAGCAGATACCAGGTTGAAGAAATTAAAACGGCAAGTGAGCGCAAGAACAAGCGGGAATCTTCTGTTTGGAAAGATCATTTTATAGAAATGGGGCGCAAAACAGTAATTCGTAGACTAGCAAAATACTTGCCATTATCCATTGAATTTCAGACAGCATCCGCTTTAGATGGTATGGCAGACGCAGGCAAAGATCAACATCTTGATGATATACAAGGTGATTTTCAGATAATCCCTGAAGATGCACCTGAAGTTGTTGATGAAGAAACGGGAGAGATTACCAACGACAAATCTGAATCAACAAAACAAATCGAGCAATATAACCCGGATATCAAGCCGGAAGAAATCCAATCTAAAACTGATGAACCATCACTGGCAGAGCAAGAAGACATTCAGCGTAAATTAATGGCAGAGGCGCAGCAGCAGGAAGAAAGGCCGCAACCGAAGCGCAAATCGTTTGATTTGGAGTAAAAAACATGCAGACAACGGCACAAAACCATCAGAGCGATGACGAAGCGCTAAACGCAGCAAGAAATTGGCTGGGGGTTGTCACTATCCCTGATCGCATATCAAGCGTCATAAACACCACCGAATCAGCGGAGGCCGACAGGGATCGTTACAAACAAAAGAAAAACCCTTACGAAATACAAACATTTGTAACGAGAAAATTGATTCGCGGCATAACAGTTTGCATCAAATCAGGGATGGTAAATAACAGTGATATTTATAGTATTTTGATGGATCGGGGATTTTTTGATAAAGGGAACGGTAAATTTATCACGCGACAAACAGCTAATTTTTACGCGCGCGCAGTAAGAGAAAAGCTGGGGCTGGTGAGAAAAGACAAGAAAACCATGATTTGCGAAATGTTCGATTCAGGAAAAACGCCGAAGCAGATTGCAAAATCAATAAACACAACAATAGTTTATGTTTATCAAGTGCTTGTGAATAACGGTCACAACGTGAAACGGAGCGAGATTGTACTAAAAAACAATAAGGATTGGACATGAAAAATCTAACAATATTCAGGTCAGAGAAAGGCTGGAAACCGGATTTTGAATTGCTGAAAAACAATCTGGTTATACCGGGAAAACTGGGATTCGGATGGAAAGTATTGCGCGATGAAAATCCGTTTATATCAGTTGGTCACAACCATTTAATTACGTGTGAAAAGCAAGAAAAACTCTTGCCAGTGCAGGTTATTGATAAAGAACTTAAGCGCAGAATCACTCAGATCGAGGAAGAGCAAGGTTATAAAGTTGGCAAAAAAATGAAACGTGATCTTAAAGAGCAGATTATCGAATCGCTCTATGCCAAAGCTTTCACGGTCAGCAAATTTTTTAACGTGTGGATCAATACTGAGCATGATTTGATGTGTATTGAGACAACATCGACTAAGGTTTCTGATGATGTTATCAACAAATTAATCAAGGATCTTGATTGGCTCGGTTATCGATTAGTTACTGAAAAACCGATTGAATCATTCATGCGCGAACTAATACTTGCTGATGATTCCAGTGTTGATAATTTTGCGCTCGGCAGGAGTTGTGTTCTGCAAGACTCTGATGCTGCATTCAAGAAAATTACATATAAAAATGAATCGCTTGATACCGGAGCAGTTAGCAATTATGTGCTGCAAGGCAAGCGCCCGGTAAAACTTGAGATTGCACTTCAGAGCGGTGATGAAGGATGTTTTTTTACAATCGATAATAAATTAGTAATTAGCAAAATCACCCTTCCTGATCTTGTTGAGGATCGCTCCGAATTCGACACCGATGATAACTATTTCGACAACGAATTTATGATCCGTTCCGGGCAGTGTTTGAGAATAATCAATGAACTCATCGGTACATTGGGTGAGAAATCTGCAGATCAATAAAGCGAGGAAGCTTAATCATGAAAATACAAAAAATATCAGCATCCGGAATGGTTGCGGTGCGCCGCGTTGAGATAGATGTTAACGCGCCTATTACGCTGATCTGCGGTAGTAATCGGGCAGGCAAATCAAGTTTGCGCGATGGCATCATCCATGCGTTTACCGGGGATAATCCGAAAGAACCGCTCAAAAAGAATTATGGATTACTGATCAACCGTGAAGATGGCAACAATGTCGGCTATACGCTTGTTGATTACGACAACGGGAAAAAAGCATGCATTACGCTACCGAACGGGACGCATGAATTGACCGGCCAATTGCCGCCAGCCCTACCCTACGTTTTGAATCCTCAGTTGTTTGGCAGTGTCATGCCTGATGAACGCAAAAGATTTTTGTTTGACTTGGGCAACCTGAGAAGCGATGGGGCAGAAGTGAAAGGCAAATTGCTGGAGCGTAAATGCGATGCAGCAAAAGTTGAAATGATCATACCCTTCCTTCGGTCGAGTTTTGATAACGCAGAAAAGCACTCATTGGAAAACGTAAAGCAAGCGCGCGCTAATTGGAAAGCAACAACCAGTGAAACGTATGGTGCAATTAAGGCCGCAGATTGGAAATCGCCCGTTCCGGAAGTTGATGAATCAAAGAAAAGAGAGCTTGAGGCCGACTTGGAGTTTACGGAAAAAGAACTTGAACAAGCTAACCAGAAACTTGGCGCAGCTCAAGCGGAAGCGAATGGATCAAAAGCACGCAATTCTGAAATTGTCCGGCTGCGCGAAGTTGCCGAAAAGATTGACCGCATCAGGACAAAACTCGATAACGATCGCCAGCAAGTAGCAATATGGACAGTAAAAGTTGAGGATACGCGCAGGCTTGCTATGGGATCAATGCCCGGTAACATTGCGTGCAAATGCCCGGATTGTGGATCAGAACTCACATTCAACGGCAAGGAGTTGATTAAGCGAGCTGGTGATTTGCATGGCGATGAAGATTCGGTCACGAAACTACCAGAATATGAGGACACGTTAAAAATGCTGAAGAATGCAGTGGCAAACGGTGAGCGTGATATTGCTACGGCAACAGCAGCGCGTGAGCAATTGGCAATGCTTGAGAGCAAAGATAATAATGTGCAAAAGTATGATATTGACGCACTGAACAAGCAAGTATCAGTATTAAAAGAGAATCGAAAACAGTTCACTGACAATCTTGAAGCCATCAACAAAAAAATTCAACTGGCCGCAGAAGCCGAAATCAAAACCAAAAAAGCAGCCGGATATCACGCAGATGTTCAGGAGTGGGATCTAATTGCAAGCTCACTGTCATCTGATGGCATACCGAGTGAAATGCTTGGCGCTGCATTGAAACCAATCAATGACCGGATAGCGATTAGCGTTAAAGCACTCGGGTTCTATGGAAACGTCCATATTCAGGATGATATGACCATAATGGAAGATGACGGGAAGCTTTATTCGTTTAGCTCTAAAGCAACACGTTTATTGATTGATTCGATGATTGCCGAAGCCATAAGTTATGTGTCAGGAATCAAATTCTTCGTGGTTGATGAGGTTGATTTACTTGATCTTCCAAGCCGCAGCGCGTACCTGAACTGGTTAATTGACCTAGCTGAAAATGGCGATATCGAATCAATTATTCTGTTCGCAACACTGAAATCTCCGCCAGGTCTGCCGCCAGTTATCGGGGTTCATTGGATCGAGAACGGTGTTATCCAGAATAGTAAGGCCGAAGCGGCTTAAATGCTCAAGGAATTTAAAGTGAATATTGCCTATCTTGTATCAGTTATAGCGGTCATATTTTTTGTATGTGGATACGGATGGGGAATCATTAAATATGACGAGTCTAAAAATGGTTAAGGTATCTAATTTTCCTAGATTCAAAGCATCAGCTAACGGTATTTGCTACACGGGGGTATCTGCTGTTCTTGAAGATAGGTTTGGAGTATCTGTAGTTGTTGCTGCCAATATTGAAGATTTGAGAATCCGTTGGGCATCAATGACTCGTATCCATCTGAATGAGGATTTTGTACAACCGGTCGCATTATTTGGCCTGAAATCAATATCCGCAGAAGACAGAAATGAAAAAAAATAGCGTAGTAGAGACAAAACCGATATTCCCAGAATCCGAGGAAGCGGCGAAATTTGTCACCGGCATTAGCGGGTGGGTTGATCGTGATGGCCGGTTCTTCGGTACTGATGAGAGATTGGCCAGATATTCGGGATCAACACACAAGCATTGCGATTGCGGAGCGGTAATTTCGCGTAATTCGTATTGCAAATCATGCACTAGAAGCAGGGAAATCGAGAAATATAATCAGGCAGAAAGGATCGAATGGGATCATGAAACACCGCTCTACTCGCAGCGTAATGATGAGTATTTGTTTGATATAGATGACCTTACTAATCTGATAGATGAGTGTGAGATAACAGATCCAGAAGAATTAGAACTGTTTATTTGCGAACCGAACAATCTTTCGCACATTAGAAACGATCATTGGGATGATGAGTTTCCGGAAGGTTGCGAGTTGCCTAGTAACGTGCAGGCTGCAGTAAATGCGTTAAACAAAGCGATCGATGAGTCCGGGGTTGTTAGTTGGTATCCGGGTAAGTTTGCAGCAATAGTTAAATTGATTGAATTGTGATTATGGATAGTGAAATATGGCCAGAAACATGAGTTTCGCGCTAACCACGCAGCAGTTTATGCATCGCACAAAAACGGTTACCAGGCGACTCGGATGGTGCAATCTGAAAACCGGAACGGTGTTGTGTGGTGTTGAAAAAGCGATGGGGTTGCGTAAAGGTGAAAAGATAAAGCGTCTGGGATTAATCAGAATAGTAAGTGTAAGGGCCGAACCGCTGAACGCTATCACTCTGGAGGATTGCCTGCTGGAAGGGTTTCCTGACTTTGTGCCGCAAGATTTTATTTGGATGTTTCAGTATCACAACAAATGCGAAGCGGATCGGATAGTAAACAGAATTGAATTTATTTATCTGTAAGAGGCAGAGTGAATAGTGGAAATTGAAAATTATATGGCTAATGACGGCACTATAAAATGCATACGAGCATTTGATGGCGAGTATATTTATGATAGAGCCGAAGTCGGTATAGACGGAAATTGTGGATATGCTCTTTTGGGGAAAAACATACAAGAAGGAGAATGCGAATTTTTTGAAATAGAAGAAAGCGACGATCCTGATATTAATATTTACCGCAGAGCCTGGCATAACGCACTCCTTAAATTAAGAGACAGGCTCGGTGGATATATACCTTATTTTGTTAGGTATTAAGGATAAGACATGAACAACAGATTACTTAATCAATTGAATGTTCCCCAGACAGCATCAACCACTGCAACGACCGGCATGCAGAATAATTTCACATTAGCTGATCTGCTGGCAGCGAAGGAGATACTGAAATCATTTCCTATGCCCAAGCATATTAAAAGTATTACATTTAATAATTTCGGATTAATTAAGTTTAGGCATGCCGCAAAAATTGACCCTCAACTGCTCAAACGATAATTCAGGTTTCACCTGGGAGGGCGTGCCATGCGTTCTTGTGCCAGGGCAATTAGAAGAATACAAGATTAATTATTGATTCTAAATCAACTCAAAAGAACGAAGAATTTGATATGACTGATATATTAATGAAGAAATTAATCAACAAAAAAACGTTGCTATCAATAATACCTTTGTCAGAAAAAGCCATTTATAACATGGAGAAGCGCGGCGATTTTCCGAAGAGGATAGCGCTGACAAGTCGTAATGTTGCGTGGGTTCTGGCTGATGTAGAGGCTTGGATTAAGGAGCGCCAAGAGTCCGGCAAAGAGGCTGCAAGACCAGGTAGAACGGTTATCGCTTCTTGATAGTCCAGCCATCGATCATGTCAGCCCAATCCTGCATCATGGCGGCTCGCTGCTCACGGTATTCTGCCTTGTTATAGACAGCCCTGGTACCGCGTTGCTCGTGAGCAAGACACTTCTCAATCCAGTCCGTGTTGTACCCTGCTTCGTGCAATAGCGTACTTGTAGTTCTACGGAGATCGTGCGGCCCGAATTTATAAAGATTTTTACCGTCCTTCTGAGCCGCTTTATAAACCAACTCCAACACTCTGTTCAGGGTGGCATCACTCATTGAGGCATTAGCATCATAGCGGGATGGCAAAACATATTCAGAACCACCGGCGAAAGTTTTCAGCGCGATAAAAATATCCAAAGCCTGATTTGACAAAAAAACAAGATGCGGCCGACGCAATTTCATTCTTTCTTTTGGTATGGTCCATATCGCATCAGTAAAATTGATTTCAGGCCATTTTGCATTTGTCAGTTCACCCTTACGGACCATCGTCAATAAAAGCAATTTGCACGCTACTCTGAACTGAGGGCCAGCGGATACCTTATCAAGATACTCGTACATCAAACCAATTTCATCATGAGATAAAGCGCGCTCGCGCGGCTGGAAGCGCGCAATTGTTTTGGGTCTCACCATATCAGCCGGGTTTGCTACACTCTGTCCGCGCTCATTCGCCCACCTAAAAACCTGCATCACAATTTCACGCGAATGTATCGCAGTTGCCGGGGCTCCACGCTCAACTATTTTGTCGCACAAGGAACGCAAATCATCGTGATTGATTTCTTTCAGCAATCTATTGCCAAACGGTCGCTTCAATTCTCGCTCGTAGCATGCGCGGCGCATATCACGCGTTGAGTCTGCCATTTCACCCGCCTTTAACCATCTTATGGCCCAATCATCGAAAGTCTGCGCCTGTCTCTCATGTTTTTTTGCTCTCGCCTTCTCCTGCGCCGGAGATTTCCCGGATGCAATCATGCGCTTTGCATCGTGCAACATTTCTCGGGCTTCGGCCAGAGTAATGCCACCTATTCCATATTGCCCAAAAGTTACCGTTTCCTGCCTGCTATTAAATGTGTAGTTATACCGAAATGAAACACTACCTGATTTTGCAACCGCAACATACAAACCATCACGATCTGATACTTTATACATTTTTTCTTGAGGCTTTAGATTGCGTAGCTTGGTATCTGTGAGCAA